ATTTTTTTACTTTGAGGAGAATACTATGGGAATGTTTAGTGAAGATATAGAGGTAGCTTCAGCTCTATATGAGGACTATCTAGAAGAACTAGAGAATAAGAAAGCAAAGCTAGAAGCTAAGAAAGCTAACGATATCTATGAGTATCATACTAATAGTGCAGGAATGAAGTATTGCATAGCAGATATGGACGATAAATATCTAGTTAATTGCTACAAGTACTTTCGTAAGAACTACGAGTATAAGAGAGCATTTAGCTTCTATATAGAGTTAAGGCTAAGGTATCCAGATAGCTGGAGAGAGAAGCTAGAGGAGAAATTGCTATGAACACTTATGGAGAATACATAATTGCTTTTCGTAGCAATGACGAAAAGCATAAGAATATGCGTACGTCAGTAAAGAGGTTGCCTAGAGAACAGGCTATTGAATACTACACTAGAAAGCTAGCAGTAGTATGGAAACTAATAGAAAATAAATCAACTACTAAGGGATAAAACATGTGTTCAAATCTAATAACACTTTATAGTGAGTTACTTCAACACCATAATGCACTAAGTGAACTTAAACTCACTGAAGCAGGCGGTAGCTTACAGCTAAAAATTAATGAGGTTTACATTTATGGTAAGCCTGATAAAGTTATTAAGGCTGAAAATAGTCCTATATGTATGCTATGGGACACCATAGAGCCAAACATAACCTATGACGATAGTGGAGCTGTAGAGTATATGGCTCTTAACATTTATAGAGGTGATGAGTATATAGGAGAGATACTGCTATGAACAATAGTAGCTTAGAATTGCTAGAGATATACGAGAAGTTAAACGAGTGGAGGGCTGAAAGGCATTTAAGCCTAGAGAATCAAAGAGTAGGTTACTACTCTAATATCTTAGAGGAGCTAGGAGAACTATCAGAGGCTATGAGAGCTAATGACAGCAATGACTATATAGATGCCTTATGTGATATTGTAGTATTTGCTGTGAATGCTCTAGAAGAGTACAAGTATAGCCCAACAGTGATGAATATCACTAGAAACACGTCTAGAGAGACACTACTGAGATTACTACTACACGAGATAGGTAAGTATGGGAGAAACTGGGAGAGTAGATGTGTATGTAATATCTACAACATCTGTAGCTTACTAGCTATCCAAGAGGGATACTCTATCTATCCTAGTATGCTAGAGACTATCAAAGAGATTAACTCTAGAACTGGTAGCTATGATCCTAGCATAGGCAAATGGATAAAGGATATGTCTCCAGAAGCTCAAGCTAAGTGGTATAAGGCTAACTACCAAAGGATAACTAATGCTTAGTCAAGGGGAGATAAGAGTAGCTGCATTACTAAGTGCTTGCTACGGTATGCTAGTCGATGATGACATAGACGAGTTATACATCGACAAAGAGACCACTGAGATGGTCAATAAGATACGTTGGGGTCTATATGATCTCTTAGTACCTTATTCATCTCACGAAGCAGAGATAGCTGTCAAAGGTAGAGTTATAGAATCTAAGCTTAAGAGAGACAAGAAAGACTATCTGATCTCAAATACTCAGTTAGCTATGGATTTACTCTACTTAGCCTTTCAACCTAACGAGAGAGGCTTTAAGAAAGCTCCTAGCAAGGTCATAGAGTGGTATAGAGAGAATAAGGACACTATCCTAGAGATCAGCTATAGATCTGTAGATAGTGATCAATTTAGAGACTCTGATGAAGGTAGCTACCTATTAGCACACGTAGCATTAGAAGCTTTTACTAAATAAACTTATAGAGAGGTAAGAATAATGGCAATTAATCAAGAGGATCTAGCATTTGTTAGAGAAGCTGTATTAGCTTGTGAAGCAGGACAAATCTTTAAACCAATAGAGGAAGGTTACACAAATATACTCTTATGTAATCCAGAGAAGTCTCTTAATTATCGTTTAGATTACATAAACTCAATCAAGATACCAGATGGGTATAAGAAAGAGTTTAAATACCCTGTATATATCAGCTACCATAGCATATTATACGGAGTATTACACAATGAGTATGGTGTAATTGTTAAGCAGATTAAGAGAAGCTATAGTGAGCTATTGTGGAGAGAGATTATCTCTAGAGACCCTTATAAAGGAGACTTAACTGAGATAATGTTTATCCCCGATAATTCAGCATACCACATAGACTGGTATAAAGTATCAGAAGGATATAACCTAGATGGACTACCAGATAGTTGTATGAAGGGTAAAGGAGATAGATTTGTCCCATTAGATAAGATAGCTGAGATGGCTGTCTTAGTTAAAGACTCTACTAATCAAATGGTAGCCAGATGTATCGTCTGGAATAAAGGTGTAGTAGAGAGAGCTAATGGAGAGAGAATAGATAAAGACCTTTATGACAGACTCTACTATGTAGATGGCTATGCTGAAGAGCTTATGATTCAACACTTAGAAACTAAAGGCATAGAACCACTATATAATCACTGGAATGGTGTTACTTTCAATCTAAGGATCAAGAACCCATTTACTAATGGTTACTATCCGTGGATGGATACCTTTAACCTATTAGCAGAGAATGACTATCTATACTGTCACGATTGGCAGGAGTATGGCTACGATAGAAGTGATATACGAGATATTATCTTCGAGAGTATAGAGGTTAAAGTTCTAGGAGCTTTATTAACTCAAGATGGATCAGTAGAGTATGGAGAATATGATGATTCTGATGAAGATGATGAGAATTACTCAAATTATGAAGAGAGATATATCCCTACTAGCAGACAAGTCTATTCTGACTATATGGGAGATATTCTTACAAATACTGAAGCCTTTATATCATCCTACGATGGAGATTGGTATCCCACTAATGGTAAAGGTTCAGTATGGCTACCTATCTATCCTAACCCTGAGAATAAACCAGATTATATAGTAGGTATAAATGATTTACACTTCTATAGCTGGAGAGATCCAGAGACAGGAGAAAAGTATCTGATACCAGAGAAGGATTCTACTAATGACTGCATAACAGGGTTTAAGATCCCTAAAGATAGAGCTATCTACATTAAGTCTAGAGGTGTCTATGTAAGCAAGGATCATAAGCTAGAGGATGTCTTAGATTACTTTGCTAAGGATAATCAAGGACATCTAGAAGATATTGAGTTAGAGGTATTAAAAGAAATGCTAATGAAGGAGAAATAAATGGATAGTAAGCAAATGATTAAGAAGACTATCGAAAAGATAATTGAGAATAGCTATGGTAATGATCCTGAGTATTTTTACAAATGCAACAAAACTGATAATCTTACTTTTGCTGATAGGAGACTTATAGCCTTAAACCAAGAGCTTGATATTCAGTGTATATACACCCAAAGGACATTAGCTCCTGAGAGATTTAAGCACCAGATCTATGTCCTATATTCAGGTATAGTGGTAGGCATATCTCTAAAGGATGGTATTCTAAGCTACTCTCAGATGAAGAAATCTAATATAGAAGCTTTTATAGAAAGTATTATAGAGATACCTGTTAGTATCTATGATGTCTCTGATAAAGCTAGAAATGAAGAGATCAGAAGGATACTTAAACTGTATGTAGATACTTCTCCTACAAAGTATAAGCTTAACACTATAGCTATATCAGAAGGCTATAACCTAAGAAACCTACCTTCTAGTTGTATGAAGGGTCAAGGCTATAAGTTTAAACCATTAGATACTATGGGTAAGATGTATTACCTTACATCTAACAAGACAACTAATATCTTAGCTAGGTGTATAGTATGGAATAGTAATATAGTCTTTGAGAGTAGTGATAATATGCCTATAGATTGTCAGTTACACGATAAGATCTATCAGCTAGAGGGTAAATATGAGGAGATATTCAAAGATATGCTCAATAAAGAAGGTATCTTACCACTAGATGAACTAGAGTATATAGATACTTGGGATTTATACATAGAGAACCCATTTAAAGATATCAAAGAGAGTTGCTATCCCTGGATGGATAGATTTAGCTTATGGGATAAAGAGCTAAATAGGCTTTACTACTATAACTGGAATGTATATGGTCATAATAGCAATGATCTTAGAGAGTTAGCTGCTGAAGTAAATACTGAGGGCTACAGAGTTCTACTATCTACTGATGGATATACCAGAGATATGGACGAAAGTGCTGGTCTAGTATGGTCTGAGTATGAGAATAGAGATATAGACGAGGATGATGCTGTATGGTCAGACAATCTAGATAGCCATATCTCGCCTGGTAATGCTATATGGAGTCAGACAGAGCATGACTACTACCACGAAGATGACTATGGCAATGGCTGGTATTACAGCTGGAACAATAGAGATGAACCTATTAACATAGATAATCCAGATTATGTAGAGTTCCAAGATATAGATGATACTAGGTATATGATACCTAAGTGTGATGCTGTAGAGGATATGATAGGGGAGCTAGATACTGACTATATCCCTAGAGATGCAGCTATAGAAATTAAGAGCTTAGGACCTAACTACTTTATCTACAACGATTATTTTGTATCTGTAGTTAAAGAACACTTTGAGAATTGCTTAGCTAATGGTCAAGGCGATGCTGAAGAGTTTGCTCAAATAGTAAGAGATTTAGGAGGAGAATGGGATTATGATGAAGAAGTTAGTTAAGCTATTACTGCTCTCACAAGAGGAGCTACTAGAGTATATTAGTAAGATATATGCTCCACTATACACTAAACAAGAGTTTGAAGGTGGGATAGTGTTTATCCCTAAGAATGTAGAGAAATATCCACTTATGTGTGCTCACTTAGATACTATCAACACACACAGAAAGACACCACTAGAGAGGTCTGACCTATATATCAACAAGGATTACATAGGACTACCTGCATCTACTAAGAAGGCTTGTCTTGGAGGAGACGATAGATGTGGTGTCTATATAGCTCTAGAACTACTAGCTAGTGGATTACCTTATGCCTTTGGCTTCTTCTTAGATGAAGAGATAGGAGGTGTAGGTAGTAAGAAGTATATCCCTCTTATGAATGATAACATCACAGCATTAGTAGGTTTAGATCGTAAAGGGTCTAATGATGTAGCTCTATATGGTTATGACAATAATAAGCTAACAGAGATATTTGAGAAGCAGGGGTATAAGAAAGCCTTTGGAACATTTACAGATGCTAGTAACATAGCAGAAGGATGTGATCTAGCTTGCGTTAATCTCAGTATCGGTTACTACAATGAGCATACTCCTACTGAGCAGATACACTTCTCAGAAACAGAGAATACTCTTAATATTCTTCGTAAGGTAGAGGTCATAAATGCTCTAGCTTCTAAGCAGTATCTAGCTGAGTTTAGGCAAGATGTTACTAGCTATTATGTGATGATTGACATAGCTAACTTTCCACTGATTGAGATCAATGGAGACGAGCTATTAGTATCAGTTACACCAAATAGTATTACTGAGCAACAACGTTTCGGTAATCTAGTAACCTATAGCTTAGAAGGCTTTGACACAGAAAAATACTTTAGCTTAGATGATCTATTCATAGAGTTAGCTTATGCTTATGGCAAAGGAGAACCATTAGTCATAGATAGCTCTAGGAAGCTCTAGGTTAAACGAACGCTTCTTAGATTATAAATGAAGCCTTAAAGGGTTAAAAGCTCTCTAAGGCTCTGCAAATGATTTTAAAAGGATATATGATGAAAAAGATAATACTAGAAGAAAAGGTAAAGCTTATTACAGCCTATGCTAAGGGTAAAACCGTGGATGCCTACGATACCATTTTTCACCGCTGGTTTGCAAAAGGCACGGATACTTGGGATTTTGATAGAGAGAAATACAGAATAAGACCCAACTCTGAACCTAAGTTTAAAGTAGAAGATAAGCTAGTCTATAAATCAGACGAAGGCTATGAAGACGTTGAAAGATATGAGGTCACTGAAGCAACACAAGAGTATTACAGGTTAGATGATATGATAAATAGAACCCCTGAATATGTAGAGAAAGCATTTATTAATATTAAGGACGTCTTGTGGTTCTTTGAGATGTATAGCTTTATCTCTGAGGAGGTTCATATATACCCTACTAGGATTACTATGGGCGATATAAACAAGGAGCTTGCACCATATAACGATGTATTTATGTGGAAGCCTATATATGGCTTAGGATCTAAGCTAAAGGAGAACTAATGTTTGAAAAAGAAGTTAGAGAAGTAATCGAACAATACATATCAAATGGTTGGTACGCAAGTACTTATAGAACAGAAAGCATACAAGAAGATATATCTAAGCGTGTTTATCACGCTCTTCCAGTTTCTGAAGAGATTGTAGATAATCTCGTGAAGTATCCTAATCTGTATAAAGAGCTATCAGATATAGTTAAACAAGAGCTCCCTTTACTGCATAGCTGCATTACTTTTATGAGAAATGAGCGGATGAGTGCTTATAGCTTTCGTTCTATTTTAACTGACAAGAACCATCGTAACGAGTTTAGTAAAGCAGCTGATGCTCTTAAACTAAGGGCTGTTCAAGAAGAGTTAAAGCCTTATGCTAATAGGTTATTCGTAGAATTACCATCGTTAGAAAGTAGAGCTAACGATTTATTTGAAAAGGAGAACTAATGAGAAACATTAAGTATAAACTCTATTCTCCAAGCTGGAACAAGGTGTTTAGAGTAACAAATATAGCTTTTAATAAACAAGGGCTAATAGAAACTGTTGCTGTACCAATGAAAGATGCCTTACCAGAATACTATGGAGATACTAATCTTGTTCTTGACCTTTATCCTAAAGATAAAATCGAACTACTAGAATTTACTGGTAAGTATGATGTAAATGGTAAAAAGATTTACGAAGGGTACATAGTAGAAACTCCTACTGGTGCTAGAGCTAAAGTGTACTTTGATGAACAAGATCTAATGTACAAAGTAGAAATACCTAGTACAGAAATATTCTCATTAGCTGAGAATATACCATTAAAAGTTATAGGCAATATTTACGAAAATGAAGACTTACTATATAAGGAGATTTAATGAGACCACTGAAGTATAAAGCATACATCAAAGATTACGATCAGATAGCTGATGTAGAGATACTAGAGCTATTACCTAATGGAGAAATTCAAAGTGTTGTGATACACGATGAGGAACTAAACGAAGAAGTCTATAGACTTACTCAAGGACAATTTGTGCTAATGGAGTTTACCAATTACTTTGATACTAGTGAGAACGAAATCTACGCAGGACAGATAATAGAGTGTGATCCAAAGCGTAATGTTAAAGTCCTACAAGGCTTTAGAGGAGTAGTAGTCTGGGGAGAACCATATAAGACCTATGGTATCGAACATCCTACAGAAGCTTTCTGCCCACTATGGCATCTCGATGGATTTAAGATTATAGGTAACATATACCAAGATAAGGAGTTACTCAATGGCTAAGTTCAATATTGGAAGTGTATTAGTATTCAAGGCAAAAGAGGGAAACTATATTGATCCTTTAACATCTTTTGAGCAAATTACTGATATTCAGAATGGACAATACTTCTTATCAGACTATGGTACTATAGATATAGATCAAGCTGAGAAAGAATATATCCGTGTAGATAAAGTACTATGGCAGCACTATATCTTAGATACTGATACCAATAAGCTAACACCTTACAATGGTCCTATGACTATTGAGAAAGCTAATGAACTATTTGCCCCTAGTAAGATTAATCATACGAAGTTAATCGTAGCTTACTGGGAAGGCTTTAGATTACCTAACGAGGAACTAGATCCTAAGTTCTACGATGATGATGTCATAATTCATAGAGACTTAGTTGGAGAGCCTATAAGTGAAAGAAATCTACTTACTATAAGCCATTTAAATATCTCTACAAAGCAATACATATTTATTGATGGTTCTGCTAAGAGTATCGAAGAAGTAGATGAAGAGTATATTGAAGCTTTCAGTGAGAATACTCTATGGTACTTTGAGTTTAAGCTAGAGGATATCGGTTGGGTCACACCAGCAGATAATAAGAGAAAAACTTTCACAGAAGCTTCATTCACTAGCTTAATATCACTAAATTACGATGATATGGAAACTAAAACTGTATTAGGTAGAAGAATACTCTTTAGCTTAGGATTTCAACTAAAGGAACAAAGATGATTAAGTTCTACGAAGTAAGAATAGTTAAAGGCGATAAGACTCACTTTCATAAAGGTTTCTTATCAGAGGAGAATGCTACTAAAGAAGCTAAGAGAGAGAATAAGACAGCACCTGAAGGTACTACATTCGTAGTTAAAGCACATGCATTTGCTGATGGCAATGAGTTTATGCTTCTCAGCGAAAAGTAATAGCTTATGCCCTACGGGCAGTTTTGCAGTAAAGGAGTAAATATGTATAAATTAGTAGAGAAAGGTAGATGTGTAGGAGTATATCCTACACTCAGTGAGGCATTCAAACATATCAGTTGCAAGAACTTTGCAATAGTTAGGAGAAAGGTATGATTGAGTGTCAATGTTGCTTTGCATTAGTACCTCAGCACTATGTTGAGTGTCCTTCTTGCGGAGCTAAGTTAGACTTTAAGCATAAGGTAACCTTCAAGACTACTCTTCACGATAAACAAGAGGATCTAGCAGATCACACTGAAGAGGAGAATTGTAGAGAGGCTTATAAAGAGGCTTTACAGAGCCATAGAGAGGAGAACTAATGGAAGTAAGAGTATTAGACCACTTCAAGCTTTCTAACGCTGTAATAGCTGCTAGAACGTGTTGGAATAGCTTTCACAAAGGTGGTAACTATAGAGAACCTACAGATAATATATCTGAAACAGATAAAGAGCTATTAGATAGATTGATATTTCAGCATAAACACATGTCAATAGCGGAACATTGTGTTGTTGTATTTGAAACAGAGGAGGAACTGTTGATTAAGTACTTTACAGAAAATAATTTCTCTTATGTTCAAGGGAATTATGCGGTGAAAATTATTACGACTAATCTAAGAGTTTTATTAGAAAGCTCTTTACCTATTTGGGTTCTTCAAGAAATAACTCCGAAAGAATGGTATTGGCTATTTGAAAAATTAAAGAAGAACTTAAATTGTATATCATCTTTTAACTTTGGAACAAAGTACTCTGTAGATAAGACTGGACAAGTTTATCTAGAAGAAGTTTCTCCATATCACAAACATAAAGAAGGAGAAAGGTTAAAAAGTTTTGTAAATAAATATGGTTATATTGAGTATAACCTTCAAGTAGAAGATAGGTCAAAAGTACAGCACATGCAAGCACATCGTTTAGTTGCTCTTTGTTTTATTCCTAATCCAGAAAATAAGCCACATGTTAATCATATAGATGGAAATAAAACGAATAATCATATCAGCAATTTAGAATGGTGTACAGCTTCTGAAAATGAGAGGCATAGCTACGACTTTCTAGGTAAAGTTAATGCTTTTAAGGGTAAATCAAGACCTTCTGGAAAAGAGTATCAAGGAAAAATAAGACGAGTAGGTAGATTTTCTTTACAAGGAGAACTACTCCAAGAGTACTTTAATCCTACTGAAGCTGCTATAACTGAAGGTTATTCTTTAAAAGCAATTTCAGCTGCTTGTAGAGGCAGTATTAAAACACATAAAGGATTTATATGGAAGTATCTTTAATATCTTATGTAAAAGATAACAGTTTTCCAGTATATTCGTTTAGAATAAACCGTATCGCTAGACTTGTATTGATGGAACTTTCACGTCATAGAGAGTGCAGCTATAGCGTGGAAAGCACCAGATATACACTCAAAAGATTGAAGTATGAGAAGTCTTTTATAATCTACAATAAAGACAAACCTGGTTATGTTTATGATATGGCTAGAGCTAGGGAGTTCATAGAGATCAATCCTGACGTAAATACTAACTTTCAAGTCCAACAACTAGAGTTCGTAAGAGAAGTTCTATTAGATGGTGCATCTACAGATGATGTTAAGTATCTCTTACCAGAGAATTATCTAACTGACTTAGTATGGACTATTAACGTCAGATCTCTAAGAAACTTCTTACAGCTAAGGTTATCTAAGTCAGCTCATAAAGCTATTAGATCACTAGCTAAAGCTGTTTATGAAGCAATCCCTGCTGAACATAAGTTCTTATTTGAGGATATAGCTAATGAGAATAGTAACGTTTGATATAGAGACTGAAACTATCCCTAAGCTAGTATCTAACATAAATACCATATTCTGCGTAGCTATAAAGGTCAATGACGAAGAAACTAAGTGTTACACGTATAAACCCCTTAGTAACTCAGATGGTTCGTTAGATCAAGTCCTAGACATCTTAAATAGTGCTGATCTATTAGTAGGTCATAATATCTGTAAGTTTGATATACCTGTAATAGAGAAGCTACTAGGTAAGCTAAAGCCTAAGATAGTAGATACTCTAATAGATACTAAGATTATGTATCCTAAGGACATACTAGAGAAAATAGACTACTCAATAGCTGATTATCCTAAGAAGCTAATAGCTAGCTATTCTCTTAAAGCTTTTGGCTATCGTCTAGGACTTAATAAGATAGATTATGAGGACTTTACTGAGCTAAACGAAGATATGGTTACATATTGCAAGAGAGACGTAGATGTTACTTATAAGCTATATAAAGCCTTGATTAGAGATAAGAACTATCCTTCAGCTAAGATAAGAGAGCTAGAGTATAAGGTAGCTTCTATTATCTATGATCAGCAAGAGTATGGTTTCTATTTCGATATAGATAGTGCTATGCAACTAGCTACTAAGCTAAGGTTTAAACAGATGAACCTAGAGCATAAGCTTCAAGAGATATTTCCGCCTAAGTTTGAACCTGATGGTAATCCTACTACACCTAGTAAGCCTATGAACAGAAAGGTCATAGTTAGGGTATATCCTAAGCACTATAACATAACAGACTACTTTCAGCCTTTACAGATTGATAAGAAGGGTTACTGGAAGTTTCCTAAGAAAAGTATGAAGTGGTTAGATTATCCTTATAAGATAATTATCTCTAGGGTAGAAGGAGAAGCTCAAAAGATTAAACTAACTAAGTTTAATCCAGGTTCTAGGCAACAGATAGCTAGCAGATTAATGGCTACTTATGGTTGGAAACCTAGTATCTATACAGATAAAGGTAATATCAAGATCGATGAAGCAGTACTTACAGGAGATATAGATGACGAAGAGTTATGAAGTTATTGAGATAGCTAAAGATAGTAGTGAGATAGTTATAGCTGTCTATACTAGCAAACAAGTTGCTCTAGCTAGAGCTAAAGAGTTACAGGCTTCTTGCCACGAGAAGTCTATTAAATATATCGTAAAGGAGAGTTTATGAAACGAGATGATGAAGATTTAGAAGCTTACTGGGAGCAAAGAGCTATGATGGATAGCTTAGATGATGGAGATCCTTGGGAAGTATATCAGAATGACTATGATGATCCTGATGACGAAGTTTTAGTAGATGATGATGATGATGAAGATTACTTCGATGAAGATAGCCTTGAATGGGATAATCAAGATGAAGACTACTGAGTATCTCTATGGCAAAGACATCAGTAACTTCCCAGATGCTAAGGAGCATTATAAGGCTAAGATAGAAGCTAGCAAGCTATTGCTTAAAGAGCTTGTAAATGCTCCGTATGAGCAAAGAGATGAGCAGAGAATACGAGATGTTACCCAAGCCATAAAGTTTAATGAAAGGCTACTAAATGAGTACTCTGAATGAAACTATGGCAGACATCTTTGCTTACCTCAAAGTTAAAAAAGATCTAGGTCAATTACTATTAGGAGATAATAGTCTTATTAAACTCTATAATCCTGAAACACATAGACTTCACGGTAAAGTCGATAGTCTCGGTGCGAACACGATGAGGATGACACATAGCTTACCTAACGTAACGCAGTTGCCTCGTGATCCTGAGTTTAGGAAGCTTCTATGTGTGCCAAAAGGTAAGCTTCTAGTAGACGTAGATGCTGATTCGCTTGAACTGGTGATGTTAGGGCATTACTTAGGTTCATACGATAATTATGAGTTTGCTCATACTGTGGATACTGGAGATAAATCTAAAGGCACTGATATTCACACAGTGAATCAGCATAGAGTGGGATTACCTACTAGAGATCTCAGCAAAACGTTCATTTATAGCACTATATATGGTGCTGGAGAGACTAAGATTGGTATTCAGGTATGGAACAAAGAACCATTTGAATACACAGCTCAGGAGTATGCTATAGCCCTTGATAAGATCGAGAATAGGATAGAGATAATAGATGGTAAGAAATTCTACCCTATAGCTAAAGGCACATTAGCACCATTTGATGATACTCTAATTTACCAGACCATTTATGGAGCTAGAGTATCTCAGATGTTTAGAGATAACACTAAAGGCTATAGACAGCTTCTAGAGGCTACCATAGCTTCAATAAAGGACAATAAGATAGTTGGCTTAGATGGACGATTATTAAACGTTAGAGCTAAGCATAAAGCTTTTAATCTACTATTGCAATCTGCTGGAGCTATCTTTATGAAGTATTACCTAGTAGAAGTGGATAGACAATTAAGATCCTTATATACTCACGGTAAAGAGTTTGCCTATGTAGCCAATATTCACGATGCCTTAAATTTAGAAATTAATCCTGAGATTAAAGATAATGTTAAGGATATTCTAACTGATAGCTTTAAAACAGCTAGTGATCAACTAGGGCTTAAATATCAAGTACACGGTACTCCACACTTCGGAGCTAATCAATACGAAACACATTAAAGGAGAAGGTATGTATAAATGGTTATATAACAAAGAAGGATGGCTTAATCTTATCCTAGCTGCTGTAACTATAATGGCTATAGGGATTATTATCTTAATCCTGCTAGCAGGTGTTAGAGCTATGGAAGACAACGAGAAGCTATCTCAGAGGCTCACAGAGAGCGAAAAGGCTTTAGCTGATAGTCTAGGTCTAGTTGAACACTCAATCGCTCTAGAAACGTCTAGAATGAACGAGATTAACGTCATATATTCTAAGATGAGGAATAAGGATATTGACCTAGCAGAGATAACTTATAGAGCAGCTAGAGAGTATGACATAGATGCTGGACTACTAACAGCTCTAATAAACTCAGAAAGTGAGTTTAGCACTAAGACTAAACATAGTAGTCCTACAGTATCTGGTTTAGGTGGCATTAATGCCTTATATTGGAAGATACCTAATAAGACCTATGAAGAGCAGATATATGCTACAGCCTTCATTCTTAGTTACTACCTAACTAAATACAATGGAGACTATATGAAGGCTCTTACAGCTTATAAAGGTATCTCTGACTCAGGTAGAGTTAGGGCTAGACAAGTTCTTAAAGAATACGAGGAGCAGTAATGAGAGAGGTATATGAATACTATAAGAATGGTATTGAGTTAAATAAAGCTCAGGTATCTAAGCTAATTACAGAAGCTACTGATAAGCATCCACTATTTAAACCTTTAGCTAAGCAGATGGATCTACATAGAATGAGTGATAGAGAGGATCTATTACAAAGACTATATGACATCTATAATTGTGGAGCTAATGCTGGCTTCTCAGGACTGATAGGTTGTATGGATATGTCTCAGTTCTTTGATAACAACGAAGACGATATGATAGATTGGTTAAAGCAGGAAGCTAATGAGATTGGTTGCAGTTCTACATTAGCTTACTTAGGTGATTATCTAGGTGCTGACCTGGATGATTATAAATGGAGAGCTGTTCAAGCTCTAGCTAGTTTTCTAGCAATAGACGTAATGGAGAGTGAAATATGAAAGGTACATTAGTATTAGTAGCTATATTGCTACTTAGTTTGATTGTTATGGATGCTTATTGTTCTGATAACTATATCAAGGACTATCAAGATCGTAAGCAAGAAGAGTTACTAAAAGATCTCAATGATGGTCAGAATATACAGATACTTCTACTACAGCAGATCTTGAAGCAACAGCAAGAGATTAATGAGAGGTTAAAGAAATGATCCAATACACACAGCATATATGTAATGGCAAGTTCAAAAAGACAGAGATTGATCTTGCTAACTTATACATAGATGGATCATCTTTAGCTGATTTATTAGAGTATGTAGATAATGATACTCTTAGTGATGCCATATACGCTCTAAACAGAGATAAAGCTATCCAGCTAAAGAAGCTTCTAGAGAAGTATCATAAATGTGGTACACCACAGAAGCTAATTATCCAGTAGAATTCTTAACTACAGGGCAAATATTCTTCAATAAGCTAGTATTAGATGCTAACAGAGAATTAATAGGTTGCTTTAGCAACCTATCAAAGATATTTATACTAGCCAGAGATATTGAAGTCTTATCTGAGATAGGAGAGACAATCCCTATCGAAGAAGCTTATCTATATAGTCCTCATATACCCAAACTAAGAGTTAAACAAGGTAGCACTAAGAGAAACTTAGCAGCTAGATATGTATATGACCTAGATGGTAAGTTTCAATTTGTAACTTCAGCTGGATTTGACAAACTATGTACTAAAGAAGATGTGGTGTCTGACATACCTAGAATGTTAGACTTTTATGATGTAGGTTTCTACATCGATATAGTGAGGTAGATAAATGATAGAAAACATATTTGAACAGAAACTAAGAGAGAACAATGTTCTACTACCTAGATACCCTAGCTTCATAGAGGAACTAGGTAAGACTATAGCTAATGATACTATACCTTCTCAGATGAAGGCAGTATTAGCTGTTAGTGAGCTAGTTCTCTATGCTTCTCAGTTTAGGAGAAATATCCTACACTGGAATGGTAGTAGCATACCGATAAATGCTATTACCTTTTGTATAAGTGCTAGTGGTACTGGTAAAGATAGTTCAATTAACCTACTAAGAAAGAACTTTCATAGTAGCTATAAGATACTAGAAGAGTTTAGAGATACTCAAGCTAGAAATAAAGCTATAGAGATAGCTAAGAGTAAGAATAAGGCTAAGCCTACATCTTATGAAGCTTATAAAGAGTTCTATGATCAACCGATACCTTTAAGAGTAGCACCATCTACAACTGAAGGATATATCCAGTATCTAAATGAGATCGAACAAGGAACTATAGGAGCTGGGTATATCTTTAGCTCAGAGATAGGTGCTGAGCTATCCAACTCTAAGGTTATCTCTAGCAACTTTCAACTAATCTCTGAGCTTTACGATGAAGGCAAGAAAGAGGTTAAAGTTCTTAAAGCTAAAGAGAACCAATCTAAAGAGATACGTAATCTACCAGTATCAGCTCTATTTATGGGCAGTAGCTCTAATATCCTTTATGATAGTGAGATAAAGAAGCAGTTTAAAATGGAGTTTAGCTCTAAGCTAGCTAGACGTAGCTTCTTTTACTTCTCTAAAGAGGAGACTGATAAGGTTCTACCTGTCTCAATAGATGACTTCTTAGCTAGAAAGAATGCTATTGATCTAGAAGCTCTTAAGCTAAGAGAAAACTTTGATAGATACTTCTTGAAGCTATCAGCTAGTCAATTTGAGAAGCTAGGTAAGCCTATCACAGTATCTCAAGAAGTAGTCAATCTCTTTAATGTCTATAAAGAGTATAACGAGATAGTTAGTAAGTCTATTCTGGAGCAATATCCTATATCTAAGATAGTTCGTATGCATCTACAGTGGAAAGCTTTAAAGCTTAGTGGAGCATTTGCTATCTATCACAATAGAGACGAGATACAGCTAGAAGATTATGTCTTAGCTTGCAACTATTGTGAGCTATTAGATGGTTGTATGCAAGAGTTTGAGAGAGAACTTAACAAAGAACCTTATGAAGTCCTAGCTGACTATATGCATCAAAATCTAGTGGATAACAGATGCTTCTTAGATATTCATACTCTTAAGAAACTAGGCTTCATATCAGGTACTAGCAATCTAGAGAAGAAATTAAAAGAGATAGTTATCCTAGTATCTAGCTATGACCTATCTGGTATCTATAAGGCTTTAGAGAATGGTATAGAATATACTGAGCTAATAAAGACTAATGTCATAGGCATTAGCTATTTACCTTGCTCTGGTACTAAAGCTGAGAGAGCTAAGAAATGTTCTACAGGATTTGTCTATAGTGAGACTTCATTTGAAGCCTTAGCTGATATGCTTAAAGGAGATTATGCTTATAGTCCATTTCAATTCAAGAATGGTATTAGAAGCAAGGAGAACCTAGTAGGAGATACGAAGTGGTTAGCTTTAGATATAGATCACTGTGATTTTACCTATGAGCAAATACATACCATACTAGGCAATATCAATCATCACATAGTTCAAACTTTTGATAAGAAGAACCTTTATAAGTTTAGACTATTAGTAGAGCTAGATAGTCCTATCAATTTACCTGATAGAGAGTTTAAGACATTCGTTCAGTCTGTATCTCAATATCTAGGATTATCGGTAGATCTAGTACCTAAGAGTCAAATATTCTTTAGCTATGCTAATAGAGAGATACTATCAGTAACTAATGCTAAGCCACTAGAAGTTAGACAACATCTACTGATAGCTAACGACTCTACTAATGAACCTTTCGTTCAGAAGGTAGAAAACCTAACTAAAGCACAACTAACTACTCTGTTAAATAATCCTACATCTACATTTGTATATGCCTATGAAGCTAAGCAAGGAGAAGGTAGTCTTAACCTATACAGAGCAGCTAAACATGCTAAGGACTTAGGTATGACTAAAGAGCAAATAGTTGAGTTGATCGAGGATATTAACAATTACTGGGAATATCCTATGGATCACTCTAGATTAGAAAATACAATATTAAATCAAGTGAGGAATTGGAAATGAGTACAAGATGTTATATAGGCAAATTAGACGATAAATCTAATGATGTGAAGTTTATCTATTGCCACTTTGATGGTTATCCTGAGTATGTAGGAGATGTCCTAAATACTTACTATAAAGATCACGGTAAAGTAGAAGATCTATTAGATTTAGGAGATATCTCTGTCTTAAGACAAGAGGTATCAGCAGATCCTTCTTATACAGAGGAAGAAATCAAAGATAAGGTTACAGTAGCCTACTTTAGAGATAAAGGTGAGTATTGGGAAAGTGTAGCACCTAAGCATACTCAGCTAGCTAACTATGAAAAGGGAGAGGATACGATAGATTATCTTTATCTCTATAAAGATGGTATCTGGTTTGTAGATGTAGAGAATGGACTAAGCCTATGGACAAAAGTATCAGACTTACTAAAGGACAACTAGAAGTTTATAACTACGTTTTAGATCCAAATAGTGAAGGTAGAATTGTTGTCTTAAAGGGTATTGCAGGTTCAGGGAAATCAACGTGTATCTCACAGATAATCAAAGACTACAAAGGGAGTATTCTAGTTACTGCAACCACTCATAAAGCTAAGAATAACTTACAGACATCTATAGGTATTAAAGCTTACACTACTCATAGTGCTTTAGGCTTCAATATGGTACGTAATGGTATAGAACAGTATTTAAGCGACGTTAGAGAGCCACTACAAGCAGATCTCCTAATAATAGATGAAATGTCTATGCTCCCCAATAAAGTTTATCAGAAGGCTTTAGATGGATCGTATAAGCGTATCTTATTAGTAGGGGATGAATGTCAGTTACCAGCAATAGGTCTTAGAGCTGATATTAAACCTGATGTAGAGTTTACTCTTACTGAGCAAATGAGACAATCAGCTGATGACTTAGTTCTACATAACTATTTAGAGAGCCTTAGAAGCTCTATAAAGGCAAAACAGATGCCTAACTTTAGAGAAGGCTTACCTGAGAACATTTTGCTTTACAGCTCACATAAGGACTTCTGTAGGGCATATCTTGATTGTACTTCAACTAAGAGGATACTAGCTTATAGTAATAGCTGCATAGATAGCTATAACAGAGCATTAGCTAGTGATGATCTCTATTCGGTAGGAGATCTATTAGTATTAGATAAACCTATAGGTTACTCTAAGAATGGAGATATAGTTGAAGTATATGAAGCTAATCAAGATACTAATGGTATATGGCATATACAAGCTATTAGTAATGACGGAGAAACTCTTAGCTTCAAGGTAACTAAGAATAAGAAGCAAGAGAAGTGTATCTTAGATACTACTCTTAGAGATGATCCTGATAGCTACTGGCAAGTATCTGATCAGTATATGCACCCTAAGCACATATATGCTAGCACTATCCACAAGGCTCAAGGTATGACCTTAGATGAAGTCTTCATAGATGCTACAGACGTATTTAAACAGCTTATTAGAAAGCCTACTAAGTATAACAACTACAATAGACCTATTAGTATAGAGGAGTTTCTGAAACTAATGTATGTGGCTATATCCCGTATGAGGTATAAAGCACATCTTTATGTAGGAGAAACTAGAAACTATAAATATTTAAAGGACAAGAAATGAACCCAATGTTAGAGAAAGTATCTAAGATGCTAGATGACTTAGCTATTAGCATTAGTTTAATTAAGAATACTATAATGCAAACAGCTAAAGGCAACATAGTTAAGGATATTGAAACTGAAAAGATACAGCCTATAATTGAAGCTAAACAGGTTAGAAATATCTTTACTAATAATGAGCAAGATCATTCATATAGGTTCTGGAGTGAAACTGAGTTAAATGCTATTCACGCAGCAGCTAAACCTGCTACACCACCATCACAGAAGAAGTTGTCATATCTACTAGGGATAGTATCCCATAATAGAACTGAGCAATCAGTGGTAGCTATGGTGTATAGGCTAGGCTATTGTGTTAGGAAAGGAGTAATACTAGATGCAAGCTATAGAGTTTCTAGAAGACCTAATACCTTATGATGATCCTATGCAAGAGGCGTATTACTACTATAGCAGTTTAGAGGAAGGAGAAACAGATGAAACCAATGAACTATCAAGAGAACTATGAAGGTCTATTACCAGAAGGAGCTTTTAGAATAAGCCCTTCTAGTGTAGCCAAGTTCAACGATAAGAAGTGGGAATGGTATCAGGAGAGTGTCTTAGGCAATAAGACATTTCAAGGCAATACAGCTTCAGTGCTAGGCACTTGTGTGCATAGAGTAGCTGAAAGCTATATTCAACTAGGTAAAGTAGATAAGAGTGAGATCTATGCTTATATTGACTCTATGAAGGATAATCCTGATGTAGATAGAGATTATGTAGCTAGTCAATTTGTGCCTATGGGACAAGCTCTTATCGATTATCTAAGAGTATTTGGTATACCAGAGAGAAGCGAAGAGACTATTGTCACAGAACTAGAAGGAGGTGTATATGTAGGTGGCACAGCTGATGCAGTAATAGGAGATACTCTAATAGACTTTAAAACAACGTCTAAGACAAGTATCGAAGAAGGTTATATACCTAATAACTATAAGTGGCAATTATTAACTTATGCCTATATCTATAGGAAATTAGGTGTAGATATTAACAGAGTGAGAATAGTATGGATTACTAACAATATAGTTGGTAGGATCAGTGAAAAGACAGGTAAGCCTTTAAAGGACTATCCAGCTCAAGTTATACCTTGCACACATTGTATAACTGATGAAGATATGAAGTTCATAGAGGATTATCTAAAGCTCATAGCTGAGACTTATCTAGCTAGTAAGAAGTATCCTGAACTAACATATCTACTATATTCAGACTATAGGTTGAAAAATGATATTTGACATCTATAGTATTGAAGATCCTAAAGAGGATAATAGTGTAGAAGATATGTTTCTAGATCATTCTCTAGAAGTAGTTTACGAAGGTTCAGCAACTACTGAAGATATTGCTTGGCAAATAGTCTTCTTAGTTCTTAAACCTAAGTTCAAAAATAAGATATTCAACGTATATGAGAGGAGAATAAATGAGTAAAGCTATTAAGCTATTAGTTAGCGGTTATGAAGCTAGTGGTAAGAGTACTTTGACCAGTCAGATTAAAGATGCTCTGATAATTAACTTCGATAGGAAAGAATACCCTTTCTCAGTACCTCACGCTAACTTTAAAGATTACAGAGGTATGAATAGTGTAACTGACTTCATAAACGAGAAGATAGGAGCTTATAAAGAGAAGTTTAAGAAGTATCCTAAGTTCATAGTTATAGATACTGTTACACAGATGTATGCTGCTATGGCATACTACAATAGTGTTAAATACAATGGCTTTGATATCCATAAGCAAAACAACCTAGATACAGCAGCATTCAATACCTATATCGAAGATGTCTTACTACCTAATGGAGTATCAGTAGTAATAGTAGGACATACGATTATCAACGAGAAGACTGGATCACATACTATCCCAGCTCAGGGTAACTTTGCCCAACATGGCAGTTGGAGTTCAGTAGTTAATGACTCTATCTTTATTGAGAAATCATCAGGTAAGCTAATAGTTTATCTTAAAGCTCTAAAACTACCAGCTAGGACTACTCTTAAAGAGATACTAGGTAAAGATACTACTAAGGTAGATGAGCTAAAAGTACCTATGGCAGAGTTTGATATTAACAAATATCTAGATCAATTAACATCAGCTAAAACAGAAGCTGAAGAATATATTTTATAAGGAGAACAACAATGACATTTTTTAACGTAGAGAAAACTCAAGAAGCAGTAAAAGACTCAGGTGGATCATATATCCTACAAAGTGGTATGTACCCAGTAAAGATTAACTTCGCAGCAGTAAATGTTAATGCTCACGGAGCTAGAAGCATAGACTTTAACGTAGATTATAAGGGTACATCTAATACCCTATATGGTCTTAAACTAGATGACAATCAAGGTAATGAACACTTTCAGAGAGCATTGTTCAATAAGCTATGTGTAATAGCAGGATTTGATACTATCTATGATCCAGTTAAACAGACACATGTAGTTGGTAAAGACCAAGTAGAGAAAGAGTTTGATGTCCTAGATCAATTCTCTGGTGTAGAGGTTATCGTTAGAGTTAGAGCTGTTTATTCAGTCTATAACGATGAAATCAAACAGAAGTTTGAGATAGCTAACTTCTTTAGAATTGAGGATAAGGCTACAGCTAGTGAGATAATCTCTGGAGCTAACTATGGTAAGCAATATGAGAAAGAAGAAGCTAAAGCTTCAGAGAGTACTTATCAGAATAACCTAACTGAAGAGGAAGTCAAAGCTTGGCTAGAAGCTAGAAAGAAAGGTACTCCTGCTGATAAAGTAAAAGTTAAAGAGACTGCTCCAGCAGTTAAGAACCCTTTTGCTGATCAATGATAGGTGCTATAGATCCAGGTGCTAATGGAGCATTAGTAATTCTCCATAGCTCTGATGTATTCACATTCGTGGATTATAAAGCTAAAGGTATCAAAGGCTATATAGAAGCTCTTAAAGATTACCCTTTGCAACTATTAGGTATAGAGTTAGTTCACTCTATGCCTAATCAAGGTGTAGCTTCTACATTCAGCTTTGGTCAAAGATTTGGAGAGCTAATAGGTATAGCTGAAGCTTTAGATATACCTTATGAGTTAGTCCAACCAAGACAATGGCAGAAGCATCTAGGGCTTAATAAAGCTACTAAGCAAGAGATAGCTCAAGCCATACTACAGATATATCCTAATGCAGAGCTTCTAGGTAAGCGTAAAGGCTTACTAGATGGCAGAAGTGATGCTTTAGGTATCTTACACTACATAAAGGAGAAGTTATGATTTTAAACAAGAGATACGAGTTTGCTAAGCTAGTTAAAGAAAAAGCTGATTTACCAGAGATAGCCATAAAGGATATGTCTGTATTGATAGAAGCTTTCTGTGATACTGTCTTAGAACAACTATATGCTGGCAATACAGTTAGCATTAAGGGATTTGGTAGATTTGATGTTAGACCTCATAATAAGACAAAGAAGCGTATCAAATTTACTGCTATGCCTTCTGTAAGAAAGATGTTCAATGACTGAGCTAGAAGAAACTCTATCCCAGAGAGGTAAAACTCACGGAGATTTTGCTACTAATAGTCAATTAGCTCAGGAGCTAAAGAAGCTAGTCAAGAAGAACATCTCTAAGAAAGCTCCTAGCTATATCCTAGAAGCTATTGATATGATATGTCATAAGCTTGCTAGATTATCTTGTGGAGATACTTTAGAACCAGATCACTGGAAAGATATTGCAGGATATTCTTGGCTAGTTTATGAACAGCTCATTAAAGGCTCTAGCAAGCCCGTAGAGAAGAAATTAGAGTCTGACCTAGGTATTGATATGTCTTTACTCTATCATCTCTTAGATCAAACGCTAGCAATAGCCAGTAGTGAAGTTATGCCTAAAGAGCAAAGAACTCTTGATTACATAATGACACTTTTACCTAAAGGTGTCTCTGAGGATCTAGTTAGAGAGAGGATAAACCATTTAAGTCTTACTTTAGATAAAGATGGTATAGTTACTCCTGTTTCATAGAGATCCTATTTATGAGAGAAGGTCTTTGCGGGTTTCCACCTTCTCTCTATTATGGTCAGATAATGACCAACCATTTATTCTGCCTCACTGAGTAAATCTCCCAGTCTTCTCGTTTCGTCAGCTAAGACTGGGAGTTATTTTCTAAAACAATTTCTTCAATGCTACTAATGGATTAGTAATAATCAAACCATCAGCTAAATCATCATAGATCTCGTCTATATCTGTTACACCTGGTATTCCAAAGGTTGTATCATAGTTCATAAACTTCCTAAAGAATATGGCATTTAAAGGAGAAGAGATAGGTACTCCCATTAGCTTCAATGCTCCGTGAAGTAACATCGTACTACCTAAGCGTTTATCTAACAGATCTGTTGAGATATGTGATTGAACTCTTAGCCAGTATTTTGTAAATCTAGCAAAACCTATATCGTTAGCATACTTTAGTATCGGATGCTGAGCTGGTGTATAGTTAATGAATGCTCTATCTAGTAAGTCAAACATATCTTGAGGTGTTAGATTATCTGTAAGCTTCATATGCTTATACAAAGCATACCTAGCTACTAGGTCAGAATATTTAACTAATGAAGCATAAGCACTATGTAATGTAGTTCCTTCATTTACCATAACAACATCAAAGGCTTCTCTAAAGGCTTGTGGAACTCCTACCTTGTTTAAAGACTTCTCTATAGCTCTATCGATATAGTCTTGTTGCTCTTCAGTCTTAGGCAGATCTTCAGCTATGTCTGAGATAAGTCCTCTTGCATCAAACTCATATATAAAGTTACTTTTCATCTTATTTCTGATCTTAAGTAAGTTAGCTTCAGCTATAGCTTTCTTTCTAGCATCAGTAGCTAGCTCTATATCTTTCTTAAGAGTAACCTCTTTTTCTTTTAGATAGTTATATGCTTGGATATACTGAATACCCTCAGCATAATACTTCATAGAAGTTACTGGATCTAGTCCAAAGGTAGTTAATACCAGTTGGTTAGATGCTAGGTTGCCTATGATAACATCAGGGTTAGTAAGAACTATCTTCTGAGTTACCCATTTACCCATTTTGATAATTCCATACTCCATCATCTTAGCTAACCTTCTAAAGTAAGCTATAGGAACTATTCTCTTAAAGGTATCAGTATCTGTTAATCTGAAATCTCTACTACCTGCTATTGAAGCAAACTGACTAGCTTGGACATAGATACCTTGATCCATACCTCTGAGGTTATCTTGAATGTAGTCTTTAGTAGTACCTGGTATTAGATCCCATATCTCTTGTAGTTGAACTAAGTCAGACTCTTTCTTAATTCTAGGATTATGAGCTTTGATACCATCAGGTCCTAAGTAGATAAACTCTTCTTTACCCTTATTCTTATGGTAATACTCTTCTAGATCCTTTAGTATCTTTTTATTATGAGCTTCTGATTGAACTCTATCCATATATCTAGTGATAGCATTAGGTAGGGTATCAAATAGATCAGTATTAGCTATCTCTAGCTCTTCTTTCTGTTTCTGAGATAAGAGTAGTCTATAATCTACTATTTGTCCTTTAGCATCAAATACTGGAACAAACTCTTCAGATTGATTTCTATTATCTCTCTTTAGCTTACTAATAAGATCTGCTACTATAGCTTGCTTCTTAGCTGTAGTTTCTAAAGGATACATATTATTTACAGCTGATTGGATAGTCATACCCCTTGAGCTATTAGATGTAGTTCTTATGACACCTCTGTTAAACTTAGGCTGCATATTAGTTGTTGAGATATACATACCTAAGCCTCTACCGCCAAAGTTAAAGACTTTAGCATAGTTCTTAACTAGCTTATAACCATCTGCTCTTAGATCAGCTTCTTCAGCTATAGGAGCTACGATAATATCTACACTCTCATTAGTTCTAGTTCTAACGTATCCTTTGACTTCATTAGAGATAACTCCTTTAGTTAGTAGTTCATCTTCTAGACCTTGCTTAGACATCTTGTGCATATCAAAGGCATTTACTACACCAGCATTAGTTAGATCACTCTCATATAACTCTCTGAAGGTAGATAAAGTCTTATCTGAAGCATTTACTAAGGCTCTTAGAGATATTAGCTTATCTAGCTTCTGAGCTAAAGCTGATATGGTCTCTTTATCTTGACTTATGATCTCGTTGTCATTTTTAAGTCTATTATCTACTACATCAGGTAAGGTTAAACATTGTGCTATGTTATACGCATTTAGAAGCATATTAGAGCTAATTTGACCTTTACTAATATAATCAGCTAGCTCTTGTGTCTTTTCGTCATAGTAAGCAAGTATTGAAGCCCTACGGTTATTATTACCAGGTACTAGATAACCAGACATATTTTGAGAAAGATCACTAAGAGTTTCTTGTATCTCGGATCTAATCCTATCTCTAGTTTGAGAGTTAGTCTTACCTGCAAAATATGTAGGATATAAGCGATTAATCTCATTATCTATAGCTCTTAGGTCATAGACTTGGATTATCTTACCTAGTTCTTTGCTTTCAGTAGGTGTTAAATCTCTACTGAACTTACTTTTTAACTCTTTCTGTAAGCTAGTATGTAGCATTAATCTCTCTTTATCTAGATTAGCTGACTTAGCTAGTAGTTCGTTTACCTTTCTCTTGGCATCGTCTAGAGTAGAAATGTTTGATAATGTAGTAGCTAAGAAACCATTAGGAGAGAAATCAAAGTCATTAACTAATAGCTTCATAGCTTTATGAGCTATGACTGGATTTCTAGGAGCAAACATTAGATACTTAACTAGAGAATAGATATTCTTAGCTGGATTACCTGCTTCTAGCTTAGTAGCTTCATTCTTGATCCATTGAGATACTGTCCTATTAGTTAGGCTATCAGCTGCACTTAGCCACTTCTGTAAAGTACTTTGATACTTCAAATCCTTATAGACACTTTGTAATTGATTATTATTGTTAGCTAATCTTACAGCTAATTGATACACTGCTTGGCTACCTGAGTTATGCTCTAAGTCTATCTCTTGTGGTGTATTAGTTAGAGCATTGAGTAATCTACTAAAGAACCTTACTAATCTCTCAATGAAGCCTTTAGCTTCTTTATGGTGTAGTTTAGCTAGATCATTCTGGACTTCTTTATTGGTCATAGCAATAGTTATAAACTCACTAATACTACCGTTCATATAGTCAATGTATATCCTAGAGATACTATCGATCTTATGACTATCAGTACCTGTAAATCCTAGCCTATTAGCTAAGTCTAACTTAGCTTGATTAGAGTTGTAGTATCTCATAAGCTGATGTCTAATAGCTTCAGCATTCTTAACTATGGCTACTGCTTCAGGTTCTTCTGACTGAATAGCGTACTCTGTTACTGCGTGGATTAATTCGTGCATATAGGCTTCAGCTGGAGATAATCCTATGCTAGTTCTTTGATCTCCTAAGAATATCTCTATCTTATTAGTTCTAGGGTCGAAGTTACCATTAGTCTCCCCAGTAGAGTTAAACACTCTAATCTCTAAGCCATCTCTGAAGAACCTATCTCCATTAGTCTTAGTAAAGAACCTATTGAGTAAGCCTACATACATATTCTTATGCTCAGCATCTAATCCACTCATATCTGCTAGCTCATTAAAGGTATCTACTAAGCTCTCAAAGCTATCCTCTAGAGTTATCTCTTTGTAAAGACCTTTTCTAATACTCTCTTCAGTATTATCTGCTGACTGAGTATGCACTTTAAGATCAGATACATCTGTACCTTCAGTATTAGTAGCTTCTTCTGGGATAGTATCATTTAACGTTTCAGTAAAGTCAGTAATAGATATATCGTTTCCTAAAGACTCATCTATTTGACTATAACCTCTAAACATAGTATCTGGAACTATATTATCTTGTAAATACTTCAATAGGACATTAGCATCCTGTCTATTCTTTTCAGCTATAACACTTTTCTTAGTAGTGCTATCAGGTAATAAGAAAGAATTGTATGGGTCAGATAGTTCAGAATTTATCTCTGTTAGGACATTATTTACTGCAGATACAAAGCTATCTCCGAATAGGCTAGGATTAGCTTTAAGATAAGAAGCTAAGTGTAGGGCTTCTAGAACATCCTTAAAGCTACTACTAGATAGCTTATCTAGTAGATTATCTTTTAAGACATTCTTTAGAGAAGTAGCAGAGATCTCTCCATTATTAGTAGCCTTAGCTTCTATCTCTTTCTTATAACTCTTGGTAGGGTCTATAACTATGTTGTTAGCTTGGATACCTCTAATCTTAGAGAGATCAGCTAGTATCTGTTTAATAAGAGCTTCAGAAGCTTCGTCCTTTAACTGCTTATAAGCAGTAGGAGTTACTGAATAAACCTCTCCATCTAATATAGGTAAGTTATCTGTATCGTTGATAGGAGATCCATCTAGTGTATATCCACTCTCTGTAGAGTAATCTAGCTGATGAATAGCTAACTCGTCATTTCTAGCTCTGTTTAGGTTAGTAGTATATAGATTACTTTGAATTGAAGGATTAACTACCTTCTTATCTACTGCAATCATACTATTAGTAATTAAGCTATTCTGTTTTTGTGCAAAGTATCTACCATACTCTGCAGCTCTAAGAGCAGGATTATTTCTAAACTCTTCTCTAGCTAATGTGATCCTTTGAGTAGGGTTCTTAGTATAGAAGGTATCTTGTAGCTTCTCAAAAGCTCTAAAGTGCTGGTAAGGCAATTTACTAGCTACATACTTGTAGAACTCTTGAGCATCTTTAAAGTCAGAGTTCTTTGTCAAGAATTCTTCTACTATTTCTAGAGCTTTATTAGTGCTTTCTAATGTATCTGCATTGATGTATCTCTCTCCTAACTGTGCCTGTTTCTTTAGTAGCTCTTTGATTAGATGAACTACTGATCTAGGATTATAATAAAGATCGCTATAAGCATTTAGCCACTCTAGAGTAGGAACTAAAGTAGTATAGAACTCCATAGCTTTCTGAGTACTAGAACCATCGATAGGATATAACCTAGCTACAGCTTCCTCGTATTCTTTAGAGTTAGGGTCGGGTTTAATTATAACTTCAGTAGCTGGATTTCTATTCATATCTAGCCTATAGTTACCTCCGAAGTTATCTACTTGAACACCATTAACAGTTCTTAAATCCTTAGCTACTTCTAAGCCTAATAGGTAACTCTCTGTTCGAGCTATCGTAGCAGCTAGAGCATTCCTAACTTCTGGATTTTTCTCAGTAACAATCCACTCTTTCTCATTCTTTATAGCTGCTTCTAACATAGTCTTACATAGATTAGCCTTATCATCCATAATAAGCTCAGCAAAGGCTTCATTAGCTAACTGAGATACTAATCTGATAAATGGAGCTGAAGTAGTAAAAGCATCGAAGTTATTGAGTCCTACGAATATACCCATTTCAGCTAACTTAGACTGAACTATACCTTGAACCTTAGCATCCATAGACTGACCAAAGTTAGTAACTAATGATAGATCTACAGGACTAAAATATACTCTAGTCTTTTTAGATCTAGTTCCTACTGGCGTATTATTAGAAGACTTCTCTTCAACAGCTTCTGTAGTTCTTCTAACGAAGTTAGTAATAGAACCATTTTCAGCTGACATAAGGATACCCACTAATGTGCTATTTTCTTTCTGAACAGCTTTAACAGCTTCAAGAAAGTCTTTTTCACTTACGTCAGTATAATCAATACTACCAGCTTTCTCAGACTTACCTTCTACATAAGTAACTCTATTACCACCTAACTTCTTATTAATCTCTACAGCTAAGTGTCTAATATGGTCATTAAGAACGCTCATAACTAAGGTAGTTCTCTGAGCTTGGAACGGAGATACTCTCTGTAAAGCTTGTGTAACTACTCCTATTAGGGTATCAGCTGCATCAGAAGAAGCAGTATCTAGGTTAGTAAAGTCTAACTCTCCATTCTCTTTCTGAGTGATAAGGTTATGTAAATCTTCTAGATTTCTAACTCCTAGTATCCTTAGAGAAGCTACTTCAGAAGGTGTTAATATACCAGCTAATTTCTCATTGGCTAAAGTATTGTCTGGATTAAAGAGATTGACTTTACTCTCTTTCTCTGCATTAGTTAAAGTTAGTGAAGTTGCCTTAGCATACATTGCTGGTATGTTCTTCATAAAGAAAGAGTTTAAAAAGCCTTTAGTGTTATTCTTAACTCCAGAACCATATCCACTAAGCTGTAGGATAGGTTTAGATAATGCTCTAATGAACTTAATTCTGGCATTAAGAGTATCCATCATAGATTTATCTAGCATAGCAGATAATTCAGCTTCAGGCTGTTTAAACTTGAATATAGCTTCAGATACTACTAGGTCTAATAAGTTTCTATAAGATAGTTGTTTCTGTGGATCAGTCTCATACTCTTTAACGTTATTCATTAACTCATTGATTAGAGCTTCTTTAGCTACTATTACTTTAACCGATCCTTCTGCGTTATCTAGCTTTTCAGATAAGCCTTGTTCTGATACTATATCTCTTAAAGACATACCTAAGATAGGTCTAAACCATTCTGAAAATAACATCTGAGCTGTGAAGTTATAGTTGTCATCATCCATATACATTAACGGATCTTCAGATACTGATAAGTTACCTGCTAAGGCTAACTTTCTAGAAGCTCTTTCTACGAAGTTAAGGATATTGATAGATGCTGGTCCAAATGTCTGTCCATCTGTCTCTAGTGTTTCTAGAGCATATAAGCTATCATAGAGAGCATCTCTCACTTCAGGTATAGTAGTACTAAGGCTAATAGTGTTTAAGCCTTGTATAGCCTCTAAAGCATCTAGAAGGTTATATGTAGGTATATTCTTAAACTCAGGCATAACTTCTCTTAGATGGGATAACTTCTCGTCTAAAGTAGCTAAATGAGTAGTATTCTCTAACATAGCGAAAGCAATCTTAGCTAACTCTCCATTCTCAAGGTCTAATGTAGCACTTACAAACTCTTCATAAGCTAATTGATCTTTTAAAAGGATAGCTTGTATCTTCTCTTGTTTCTCTTTTAGTAAAGCTTTCTTATCTTCTAGAGAAGACATCCCTAGCATCTTATCTGCATACTCTTGATGTAGCTTAGCTATCTCTTCTCTATATTCTCCATTAGCTATCTTAGTATAGTCGATAAGATCTAGATTAGTTCCTAGAGCTAATAACAGAGATTGAGTAGATTTCTCCTTGGCTTCTTCTAGGTCTTTACCATTATAGATATATGTCTCAAACTCTTTGTCGAATAATTCTTTAGCTCTCTTAGGATCTCTTACCTTCTTAATAAGATGTCTGATATTCTTATTAGATTGTTGATGTCCTGTTCCGTCTATAGTAGTTCTATCGTTTGGTCCAGCAAAGACATTGTAATAAAACTGAGTACCTTTACCTCTATTAGATTTACTCTCTTGAATAACCTCAATAAACGATTGGATCTTATTGTTAAATAAAGGTATATCCGTAGAAGCTAGTAGAGCTTCAGCAGCTGGATTGTCTTTGAGTTTATCATCTATCTTTATAACCTCATTTTTAAACTCTTTTACGTATTGGTTTATATCAGCTCCTAACAATACAGCAGCTTGAGTAACTATAGGTTTAATTTGGGTATCCCATAGGTTCTCACTTATAGTTATTTTACCTGTAGAGTAAATATCTGAAGAAGTTGTAATTGGGTTAAGCATAGATACTACTTCAGAAGCTAGGTTCTTACCATTTTTAGATAAGTGAGCTACCATAGCATTCATCTTGGTAAGGTTGTACTCTAGTGGAGTTAATGTTTGAGCTATGATACCATCTCTAACTCTAGGATCAGTTTCTGTTGATAACTTATTACCTTTCTGAGATAGTCTTAAATCCTTTAATACGTCTGATAGTTGTTCTTTAGCAGCTACTTCTTTAGGTGCTATATATCCTCTATCAGTGAAGCCTTTAGCTTGTTTTTGAATAGTAGGTAGGTATGTCTTATCTAAGAGTTTGATTACATTAGTCTTAGGATCTATAGCTACTACATTTTTAAAAGATGTTTTAGCAAAAGAGTCTTTCAGTATCTTTTGAAACATATTCTTTAACTGCTCTGTAACTTCTGCCATCTGTCCAGCAGTTCTATGAGGATTGGCTTCTACTAATCCAAAGTTTCTAAGAAGATCATTTACTATAATAGTAGCTTGGTATGTAGAAGTTACTTGTTGATTTTCTTCAGTATCTGCTAGATTAGAACTTATCTTAGCTAGTGGAGCTATTAATTTCTCATTAGCTAGCATACCCATAATAGACATAAACATACTTCTAGTTACAGCTTCTTTAAGATCCATTGCTTTATCTTTAGTAGAGTTAGTATTGTCTATAGTATTACTAACTTTCTCAATTTTAAATAGATCTGTAAATAAATCATTGTGATCTAGAGTAAAGGCATTGTCAGAGATAGCTACTTTAATAGCATTTTTAAAATCTTCAAACTCAAAAGCTTTAGCTACATTATAATTATTAAGATCAAAGTTTTTGTCAAATATGGCATAGCTAGATAGTCTTTGAGCATTAGGTAGGTAGTATCCACCTATTAGATTATTAGAAAGATTTACTGTATCTCTATTGGCGGCTATAACATCTGCACTAGGTAATAACTCACTAAGTAAGTTATTCTCTTCCCCAAAGCCATATCTTCTCTCTGATTGAGTAGAAAGTACTCCTATGACTCTGAAAGCTGTATCTGCTATCTCATATCTCTCTTGATTGGTTAAATTCTTCCTAGTATCTATAACTATCTTAGATAGACGTTCTATATCATTTATAGTTATTTGATCTTTCTTACTTCTAGTAGCATTGACTTGTTCTAACAGAGCCTTAAACTTCCTAATAGCAGCATCTGCTCCAGTAAAGAAGTTAGCTATACTTCTGATTAAAGATTTAGCTTTAGCTGCTAAAGAGTCGTCCATATAAGGGTTTAAGAAGTTCTTATCTAGCTTATTAACATTCCATAAACCTATTAGAGCAATAATATCTGAAGCATCTTTCTGACCATTGAAGAATATCTGCATATTGTAGAGCATAGTATCTCTTTCAGCTAGTAAAGAAGATAGTAAATCTTTTGCTTTAACTAACGATACAGCACTAAGAGATACTTCAGAACCTTCTACTTTGATAGTATTATTGACATCTCCAAAGTAATCTTTATCCTTTTTAATACGCTCTATATAGAGTTCTAGCTTACGAACATCCTTATTAACCCTATTAAGTCTACCTAGAGTATCTTTAATACTTTCCCTAACACTTGTATCAGATAGTTTCTTTACTCCATTTATCATAGTAACTAAGCTCTGATTTAGTTTGTCTTGAAGTTTGAGAGTAGTTTCATCTAGGTATCTCTTTATCTGTGGTAATCCTGCATCTACATAGTTCTGTAAATTTTTAGAAGCTTCATCTAGTTCTTTAACTTCTTTCTTAAGATTATCTACTAAAGAGATACTGCCAGTAGCATCTGCACTATCACTCACTACAAAAGTTGTGTTAGCTAAGGTATAGATTTGCTTACCTGTGGTTTTGACTGGTATATAGAGAAGATACCTATCTCTACCATTTAATTGGTTATATCCTGAAATATCTTTAATTTGCATATCTCCAGGTACTAAGAAAGTTTCTCCAGTATGTTGATCTATCTTAATAACTAGAGCAGGGGTACTTAATCCACTGACCTTTCCTGAAGGATGTATGTAGCTCTCTATGCTAGTATTCTCTCCTAGCTTAGCTCCAAAGGCTTTTAAAGCAGTAGCTATCTCTACACCTTCTTTGCCAAAGAACTTATTAACTACATCTAATTTACTTTGAGTCTGTTTCTGACTTATCTGTATCTCTTGCTGAGCTTCTAAGACTTTAGATACTAAAGACTCTGTACTTATGATAGGAACTTTAATATCCTTAGCATCTATAGCATTAACAGTATCTTTAGCAGCTTCTCTGAGAGCTATAACATACTTAAACTTCTTGATGGCTTCAGAAGCCTTAGAAGCTGTTACACCTAAAGCTGTCATCTTATTGATGTTTTTTAACTTACGAGTTTTCTTGTCTCCTCCATAAGCACTATCAAATAGTTTCTCTAGCCCATCAATAGCACTTCTAGCTATACCTTCACTAGAGGTAGCTACTCCTTGAGTACCTAGTTTCTCAGTATCTATCTCTTTATCTTCAGGTTTCTCAATATCTGAGCTAGTAAGTATATCTACTAATGGAGATACTATATTTACGTGTTCAACACCATCATCTGTAGTTGTTCTACTTTGACTATTGACATCTTCTAGAATTAGATCTACTAGCTTTCTCTCTATACTCTCTGGTGCAAGAGCTTTATAAGCATCTACTGGATCTTTTGCTAAGAGAATGTCTTGGCGTATCTTATTAACTAATCCACCTATGTAAGTGTCTTTGATATTAGAGGCTTTAGTAGTATCAGTAGCCTCTGCTATGGCTAGAGTAGTAACGAATGATCTATAAGCCTTTCTAACATCCTTCTCATTCTTATAGTTACCTTTAGTATCTGTTAAGTTCTCCTCGGAGAATACCCTATTGAAGCTATCTACATCATCTGGAGTAACCTTTTTCAAATTACCTGTTTCAACTTCTACTGGAGCTACATAAGTATTAGCTTCATTAGTATTGTCTTTTACACCCTCTAGCGAAGTCGCTAAGCGATGATCTTTTGTTACCCTTACATCTGGCTTACTCTCAGTCGATTGTTGCTCTACGGGCTTACTAGGGGCTATAGCATACCTTTCTCCTAGAGTAAGGTCTTCATAAGGCTTATTCTGAAGCATAGCTTTAATCTTAGAGTTATCATAGTTCTCTCTAGTTACTTTCTCAATAGCCTCTTTAGTAACTTGGGATAGCTGAGACGTATCAGCATCTGAATACTTAGTATCTTTATTCTTACTAATGTGAATAATATCTGCTAGTTGAGCTTGTGTATATTTAGGATATTTCTGAGATAACTTATTAGCTAATGTAGCAGTATCTGCCTTAGTATCTAAGTTAGCTAAGTCTTCAACTAATGCCTTATACTCTTTATTATTATCTGTATCTGGCTCATTTAAGAAAGCTTCTCTAGCTTTAGGGCTAACAGCTACTTGATATAGCTCTTTAAGTGATATGTCTTTCTTATTCTCTGCTTTAGCATTGAGATTAGATACATTGCTGATATTCTCTTGAGCTTGGACTTTATTAGCTGTAACATATTCAGATACTTTATTAACACCTTTGCTAGCTAATGAAGCTACTTTAGATAAACTTTCTCTAGCTACGCTAGGAACTATCTGTCCAGTTACGTGAGTACCAGCTCCAGCTATTGCTCCAGTTATACCTGCTTCTTTGACTTCTTTGTAGCTCTTAGGGTTAGCTAAGACATTTCTAACTGCATCATAGTAATCTCCTAGAGTGCCTTTTAAGTCATTATCTCGCATCATAGCTTCAGTAACAGTTTGAGCAAACTCTGTAGCTCCTTCAGCAGCTGCATTACCGCTTAGCTTCAAAGCTCCTATAGCTGCTGCTCCTAGCGTAGCTCCTTTATCTCCTACTATAGATTTACCTGCTTCTTTTAAGGTATCAAATAGCTTAGGAAAACTTTTCTCTTTAGCTGCTGATACCAGCTCTCTAGTTACCTTACCACCTAATAACGGTTTAAATAATGTTCCGAACTCAACTAGGTTTAGAGCTGTATATGCCATAGCTGGAATAATATCGTTCTTATTAAGAGATACTAAGTATCCTAGCTTATCTGGATCAATACCTTGTTGTTTCATACGATCTATCTGAGCATTGTGCATCTTCTGAGTTACCTCAGCTGATAAGCCAGTAATACCTCCAAACAATTTAGCACTATCTTTAACCCAAGATACTTTAGCTAGTTCTAACTTCTCTGCTTTAGTTAGTGTTTCTCTTAAAGCTTTACCTGCCATACTAGGCGTAGCATTAGTTCCTAGCTTACCTGCTACCTTCTTAGCTACATCTTCTGAGACATATCCTGATAGATTAGTTTTAAATACTTCTGGACTAAACTTAGTAAATTTAGTAGCTGTGCCAACTTCATTAACAGCCGATAATCCTTGAGCTATAGGTTTTTCAAACTTAACACCTGCACCAGCTACTTTAGCTAACCCAGCTCCTACATCTTCAGCTATCTGTCCTGCTCTAGCTGCTATCTTAGCTGTTCTTAGAGCTGTAGGGATAGTACCTGTTGATATAGCTGTAGTAAGTATCTCTGGAGCTGCTGAAACTAATGTATCTGCTACTATGCCTGCTGCATTCTTACCAATACCTAAAGCTGTATTTATAGCTCCCTTAGCTGAATCTGCATCTAGTAGCATATTATCTAGGTTATACTTGTTCTGATAGTCTATATCGCTATCTGACATTCTGTCGCCTAGTTTAATGAGATTATCTCCTAGCCAGTTAGTTGGAGCATTCTCTGGAGTTAAGTTCTTAAGAGCTTCTAATCTTTGCTGTTTCTCTTCAGGCGATAGAGCAATAGCATTAGTAATAGCTCCTAAGCCTCTAGGTATATCTGCTAAACTATCTACAAAGCCGTGATATACAGATGGTAAGAAATCAGTTTCTATAGGTTTCTTACTAAGATCAACTGTAGCTTGATTATCTATTAGCCCTTTGTATCTATCATCAGATGATTGCTGTAATAGAGCATTATAGAGCTGTTCTGAAGCTTCAGCTTTACTCTTCATTAAGTTATCTTCAGCCATCTCTTGCTTTAGCATATTAAGAGCATTGTTAGCTTTCTGCTGACCATATCTCATACCTAGCTCTTGAGCTTTACCTTCTAGCAATGACATCCTAGCTTGTATCTCATTAGCTCTCTGAGCTTCTTCAATATCCTTAGTCATACTAGATTGATAGTTTTTAATCCTATGAAGACCCTCTTTAGGATCAATACCTATAGCTTTACCAGTAAGAGCATTCTGTAACTGTAACTTCTGCACTGCAAGAGAGTTTAGATCATTCTGATAGTTTAGGTCATCTGCTTGATTACCTCTCTCTAACATAGCTCTTTGAGCTGCTAACATAGCTTCTTGCTGTGCTGAAGCTTGATCTACAGCTTCTAGTGAAGCTTGCATATTGACAGCTGATCCATAAGGGTCTATACCTTGCATCTTAGCTTGATAGTCTTGAGATGTCTTATTAGCTTTCTCTTGCACTTTAGAGATAGCATTACCTATGTTAGGTATAGAATTAAGAGCTTGTTGTTGTCCTTGTGGTAAGTTATTAACAAAGTTATTGTCATACTGATTAGCTAGAATAGCTAACTCATTATTGACACCTGATAAGTTATCTGAGGGATAAACTTGTTGAAGTCCTTTGGCTAGCAAAGGGTTCTTATTGTCTGCCATATTTGTTCCTTATAGTGGGGTATTTGTCCGGATTATACATTTACACCACTATAAAGAAACTTAAGCGAATATAAAATTACATAAAAAGTTGCTTAAGAAAATTAATTAATACCTTAGTCTGTTACTAGAGCATCAAACATATCTTGCTCTGTCGGATAATACTCTCTAGAAGTAGGTTTCTTCCTATCAGGTAAAACATAATTCTTATTACTTCTGTTATACATCCTCTGCTTAGAGTAGAAATCTACTAGCTTATCAAATAGAGGATTAATCTCTAAGCCAGATACTGGTATCTTACCATTGATGTCTTTACCCATATATGATTGATACTTACCATCCTTATCAGCTGCTATGTAAGTGAATTGTTTAGCTCTATCTCCCATATTAGGATTACCATTGAGTATATCCCCATTGTAAGCTGGTAGCTTAGCTTTACCACTCTTTAGATCTTCCATAAAGGTTGTGATCTGCTTATATTCATCAGACTTAGGATCTAATGAAGCTCTGTATTGAGTAGCTAACTTCATAGCTTGAGATCTATCACTAGCTAACTCTTTCCTAGCTTTTAGTCTAGCTAACATATAATTAGTATCTTCAGTAGTATCTCTTCTTAGTAATTTCTTCATAGCATCATTAAGCTTAGAACCAGCACCTTCTCCACTCTCAAAGTAGCTAACAATATCTTCTATAGTATCTTTATCAGCATTTCTAAGAACATTAGCTCCATACTGATTGAAGAACTCATTAACCCTAGCAGAACCATCAGCAGTAGCTAATACTCTATCCATAGTAGCTTTAGTATCTTTATCTAACTCAGGCATAGCCATAAACGTTGTTAGACCTTCAGTGAAAGGTTTAACAAGAGCAGATATTTCAGCTTTAAGAGTTCTATCATTAATATCAGGCTTTATATTTGGATCGTTCTGCATAGTAGTTATCTTGCTGGTATTCTGATACATATCTTTAGCCGACATACCATTAGGATTAACAGAGTTAAACCCTTTACTATTAGAAATATTCTTAGTTAGTAGTAAATCTCCATCTTTATTGACATCATAGACATCTCTATTATTAGCACTCATAAGAGCTTGTTTAGACTCTGGAGATATGTAGAATACCTTATTATCTGTTTGCTTAGCATAAGAAGCTCTAACACTCTCTGGTAAAGATTTATCAGCTAGTTTAGCCTTATCAGCTTCTTGCATAGCTTCTAACTTATCCATAGCTGATACATCTGAGGTATTAGCTACTAAGGTACTACCATCTAGTGTAGTATAGACAGCTAATGCTCCTTGTGTATCTGGAGATACTTGCTTGATATTACCTAGCTTAGTTTGAGTATCCATTAGGTTACTAAAGCCTTTCTGAGTGTTATCATCGATAGTATCAGAAGCAAATGGATTAAAGTTAGTTACTCCTTTAGCTAAAGGCTGTTTAGTAACTGGATCATATACTACCTGATTAGGATCAATTACAGAGGCATTAGAGCCATTTGAACCTTGAGAGGCATAGTTACTATTAAAAACAGACGATCGTTGATTAGAAGCCACAGGAATGCCTAGATTTACATTTGGTGCATTTCTGTTCTTCATAAGGTAATCTACATCAGCTTGAACTGGAGTTACTCCATACTTATCTTTCATATACTGGATTTGCTCATTATACCTATCCATTGAAGCTTGACTCATAGCATTCTCTATACTCTTCTCTTGATTTTTAAGAGTATCTCCATAAAGCTCATTTACTAGCTTCTGTTGAAGAGTATTGAAACCTTGAGAATTACTAAGGATATTCTCTGTAGTAGGTACATATCCATTAACTATAGCTTGATCTAAGTTCTTTCTAGCATTAAGCATATCAGCATTATTAAAGACATCTATAGCAGACTTCTGATTGTTTAGGTTAGCCTGCTCTAGTAGATAAGGTTCTAGGTTAGCTTGTCTTTGATCTTGGTTTCTAGCTATCTCTGTTTGATAGTATTGAGCTATCTCATCATTTAAAGCAGTAGCTAGATTATCTCTAGCTATTTTCTGAGGCATAGTAGCATCTACTCTTTGAATAGTTATCATACTAGCTCCTTATATTACTGCACCATTTTGGTATGATGAAGTTATGTTAGCTCTTTGTCTATCTAATCTACTATTCTCTGACTTAGTTCTATCAAAGCCATACTTATTGCTTTGGTAAGCTAACTCATTGTTTCTCTTACTATCCTTGTATTGCTGATACTTAGTTAGTAGATCTCCTGCAGTAGTAGCTGCATTCATAAATGTACCTAATCTGCTAGCACCTTCGATAGGTACTTGTGTAATTACTTGATTACCAAATTGATCTACACCTATCTTAGTAGTATATCCTTGTGTAGTTGGTTTAGTTAGCCAATCCCAAGCTTTAGACATAATACCTTGTGTAGCTGTATTAGCATTATTGCTTAGAGCATTACCTAGTACTTGCTGACTAGCTTGAGTAATTCTAGCTAATGGAGATAAGGCTTGAGTACCTGTTTGATTAGCTAATAGATTACCTACCTGAGTACCTAATTGACCTGCTACACTCTGTCCAGCATTCTTAGCTACTTCCATAAGACCTTGATTAAGAACACTACTAAGAGCTGGTGTAGCTCCTTGTTGTAATACTTGAGAACCTATTTGAGAACCTAACTGAGCAGCAGGTAACATACTAGGTGCTAAGCTACCGAATGATGAGAAAAACATATAAACTCCTTTATTTAACTTTAGTTGATGTAAATCTATTGAACTGAGAATTATCAGCCTTAGCTATCTCAGTGTTATAGTTTAACATCTCTTGTGATTTACTATCATACAATAATCCACCATAACATATCCAATAGAACAGATCCATTTGATCATCGAATGCTGTATTTATATTGAACTCTTCTAAGGTTATCTTTTCTAGATCCTTAGCATACTTCTCTTTAGCTTCAGCAGCTTCTCTATCTTGCTGTCTAGCTTTTTCCTCAGCTTCTACTTTAGCTGCTTTAATAGCCTTCTGGTTCTTCTGAAATGTAGCTATCTGATAAGCTCCAGCAGCTAATGATGCAGTTGATACAGCTACAGCAGCTGTAGTTCCATAAGCAGAAGCTATCGTAGCTCCAGCAGAAGTTACAGGGGCATAGAATGGTGCTACGACACTAATAATGATACCAGCTACCATACCTATAAATTGTAGCCAAGGGATACCATAGACAGCTCCTATCATAGTGACACCAGCAGCTATCAATGGAGCAGCAGCCCAGTATTGTTGAAATGCAGCTAGGACTACACCTATAATTACTAATACAAATCCAAATATCTTACCTAAGAAGTTAGATTTCTTAATAGTATAGTGGTACTTCATAGCATAGAACAAGGTACTAGGAACTATAACATTCTGAACATATACAGGTGTTTGATACCATAGCTTCAAAGGTAGTCTAGGAGTATTGCTAGGTGTTGTCTTTATAGTGGTACTAAAAGCATCATCTTTAACCCAAGAGCGATATATCTGACCATTAGCTACAGGGATATACATATTGTAGATTAGTATGCCTTCATAAACAGTAGTACTTTCAGATATCCACCCATAAGATCGTCTATCAATTCTAGTCCAGCTAGTAGGTGATCCAGCATACTTATAACTTGCTTCTCTGATCCATAGAGTATCTTCAAACCTATCCTCTGGGAAGTTAGGAACATCTATGGTAATACCATTAGCAGTTATGAGTACTTTAGAAGGATCTACAGGTACTTCGTGAGTTTTCACAATAACTAATGGTCTATATCTTAATGCTGTTTGTATATCTTTAGGTGTAGGGATAGATACAGCTCTCTTACGATCTCTCCAAGATATTTCTCCTTCATAGTACCAAGAACCATCTCTAGAAGGTAATATCTTAGCAGAAGCTACTACTGGAGCATTTCTAAAGGTATTCTCTAAAGAGTCTTTCTCTGCTTCAGTTAGGTCATTACCATTAGCTACCCATTTAATCTTCTTACTCTTTCTAGCTTCAGTGAATTGAGATAGGTTATACTGCTTAGTCTTCTCTAGGTTAGATAAGTCAGCTCTATACTGCCAAGATAGAGAGTCTTGATTACTCCAAGAGAACTTAGTAGGGCTAGTATCTTGACTACGAATAGGGTCTATTCTAACACTATTTAGCTCTCCAAATCTATTATGGATATATCCAGTCGTAGGAGCATTCTTAATAGGCTGTATGACAAAAGCATAGCCATCTAATGGTTTAGCACCTGCTGAAGACATAAACGCCTGAGAAGCTCCTGATGGTGTTCTAAACATATCAGATAAATCCCAAGCAGATACATTCTGAACAAACTTCTCGTGTTGATAGTAAGCTGATATGTTCTTCTGCATATCATAGTAATATCTACTATCTACGAACATCTGCTTACGAATAGTTATAGCTGTCTCTCTAGCTTCATTCATATTATCTGAGTCGTAGTTTGAGTCTGTATATGTTGGAGGTTCTACTACATCTATATTATCTACATTAACGTGAGGTATATTAGCTACAGATACAAATTGCTGACCATACCAATAAGATATATCTAAAGCATATAGGGTATAGCTTAGTATCTTTCTCTTGCCTGATAGGTCTTCTTCTACACTATAGTTAGGTATATAGGTATATAGAACTAGATTAGAACCTAATGCTGGATGACTACCTACGAAAGTATATGGCTTAGGTACTTTATCAGATTTAACTATGGTCTTTAATCCTCTAAGTCTATATAAACCTGATTGCTTATCTGTCATAGGAACACCAATGTGTCTAGTTACAAAGGTATCTTGACCATAGCATTTAAATACCTTATCAAAGAACTTAGTAAATACCTCTGCATACTTCTGATAGGCTCTATGGTGTCTAGTTTCTAATAGTAGATAAGGAGCTAAGTTAAAGCAGTGAAATATGTCTAGGTAATCTACTGAAGCTTTACCCATATCCATACTTCTAAATGTCTCGTATAACTTCTTCTGATAGTTCTTAGGAGTTCTTCTGTAGTGCTTATTCTTTCTAGCTGTATGTATTAGAGTTAAATCCCAGTATTTACCATAGTTATGCCATATAGGTATCTTAGCTGTAGAATAAGCTACCCTAGTTGAGCCATTGAGGGAGTAAGACATTATGTCCTTAATAGGGATAATCTTACGATGATTGTCTTTAGTCGTAGCTTCTAAGAAGTAGTAGTTAGCTATATCTCCTAGCTCATCATATTTAGCTTGCATTGAAGGGATATGATCCATTATCTCAAGAGTTTCATACTTAGGAACTACCTTCTCTTCCCCTGAAATAGTCTTAGTCTCTGTATGACCTTTCCACGTATATGCAGCTAATATCCTATATTGCTGATAGCCTTCTTTATAGACGTAGTCTTTATTATCCTTAGCTATATCATCTAAATATTCTTGCTTCTCTTCATCAGTCATAGATGCCATCTCTGTTGGATCAGGAGAACGTTTAGTAATCTGGACAAAGGACATATCAGCTTCGGATAACTCAATAGAGGGATCATCAGGATCTATGTGGTATGTATCCCTTAGCAATTTGTAGAACTTATCTCTGTAAGTCTCTTTGATCTCTCTTTCTGATCTAAATGTATAGCCAGATACAGCTATAGGATACATAGAACCTATGGCTCTTCTAGCTATAGTAGGTAAGCTAGTATAGCTATGAGAGTGAGATGTAGCTGGTGGTATTGCTCTCTCAGTATAAGATACTGTAACCTTCTCATTCTCCTTCAGAGGAGTATCAGATATATCTAGTGTAAAGATATGGTTAGTAGATCTTGCTTGCTTAGTTGTAGTGCCATAGTGGATAGTAACTGTAGTGTTAGCTTCATCTGTATATCCTGATAGTTCTTTAGTATTTGTAGTAGTGTTATAAACATATATCTTACCTGTGGTATTAGGTAGTGGTACTTGCTTACGATCTTCTACTATCTTTAGTAATGTTAGAGAACCTTCAAAGCTACAGAGATACTCATCTAGGATAGCTTGCTTAGTATCTAGTGAATACTCTTTAACTAAGACACTAAGCATATACTCTGTGAATAGTCTTTGATCTCCTAATTCTGGTTCTTTAGTAATAGTTAAGATACTAGGATTATCTTGTAGAAACTTCTCTTTAGAGAACGTTACTTCACTGAAGTAACCTAAACTAGAAGTTAATCCTGGTAGCTTTCTATGAGTGTAAGGCATCTCGTGAGTGTTATTAGATTGAGCAATGATTTGAGCCATTAGATCAGTATTTCTGTTACCCTTAGACTTACCTTGAACAATGCCTTTAGAGAATATGATCTCTCCAGATAGTTTCTTCTTACTGGAGAACTTACTGACTTTAAACTTATCATACCAAGAGGAAGCACCATTAAGGTAATCCCACTTCCTCTCAGTAACTTTCTTCTTCTTAGTGAATAATCCCATTGGATAGCCTATGAGAGATATAGAGTATCTTGAGGATTAGCTGACTCTTTCTGTAATAGTACAGGTAGAGTTTCTGCAATTCTGTCTTTATAGAGCTTATAAAGATTACCCATCTCGTTAACGTTAAGCGGAGCTGGTAGTGAAGCATCATCTAGCATACCTGAAGAGTATATTAGTGAAAATGCATTCATCTGATACTCTAGTAGCTTGATATACATATTGTCATCAAATCCCATTAGTTGTCTATCTAATACCCTAGCTTGGCTATTAGTTTGTCTGATCTCAGCTTGTGTCTTACAACACTTGATCTTTAACTCAGCTATCTGAGCCATTATCTGGAACTCTAGTTGTTTTAGTTGAAGTTTGATCTTAGCTAGTTCGATCTCCCATTGAGATTTGAGTTGTATCTCTAGTTGAGCTTTAGTAGTAGCGAATTGGACTGATTGAGCTATTACAGATACTATAGACTGAGCATACACATCAGCATACTCTTTGCCTTGTAATCTACCACTATCATATTGAGTTCTAAGGTTCTCAGACATAACTTCTAAGAGTTTGTCTAATATCTTCTCTCCTCTCCATTCTAGTAGTTGTCTATTATCTCTAGTAATAGCTACAACAGATCCTTCAGTGAGATCTTTAACATCGAGGTTAAGCTTTAGCTTATCCTCGTTAGGTAGATTAAGATCATAATCGAATGCTCTAAGAGTGCTAGTAATATCTGTGCAATCTAAGCATTTAGTAGCCATATCTTACTCTTCTGCTTCTAGTGGTTCAATAGTAAGAGCATACTTCTTAACAGCTCTAGTATTAAATACAATGTTACCTGAGTTATCTTTATCAGTGATAATCTGATAGAAGACTACTTCTTTTAGAGCATCTATGATACATTGCTCTACACCATTGATAGGTACATTGAATGGTAACACATAAGCTTTAGATAAGAACTGGTTAGCTACTGATACATAGACACTCTTAAGAGATGAAGCTTCTTTAGGGTCTTGATTTACAACAGTTACTTTAAACTTCTTTAGAGCATCTTGCTTCATCTTTAGAGCTAAGTTCTTAACGACAGGCATAGATACCTTTGGAGCAGTTAATACTGCTCCTTGTACTTGTTCTGTCGTAGGTTCTGGACTATTAGCTTCTTCTTCTCTCTTAGCTTCAGTCTCTGCTGCTGCTTCTAGTTTCTCTTTATTTACTGCCATTGTGATGTTTCTCCTTTATCTGTTATCAAACGTTAGATGCTAGTAATAGACCTTTTAGCAAACCTTCTTCTTTTAGTATGATACTAGCATAGAAGAAGTTATAGCTTGCAAAGCCTACTGTGCCATAAGGGTTAGTTCTATCTGACTGCTCTGGAGCTTGTGAGTGGAATGTGATACCATCTCTACCAGCTAAGCCTACAGTAGCTATACACTCTTTAGTTGGGAATAGAACTGGGAATACGTCAAACTTATTGTTAGTATGAGCTAGAGTACCTACATAAGCAGCAGGTACTGAAGCACCTTGACCTCTATATACTAGGGCAGCTTCACTCTCAATAAATCTAACTTCTCCCATAGCACCTATCTCACCTTCAGCGATACCCTTTTGAGAAGCATACTTCTCTACTGGGATAAAGCCAAACTCATTAACTTTACCATCATTAGAAGCTCTTGATAAGCTATGGATATCCCAAGCTACATTAGATGGGATAATGCAGTAGTAAGCTTTATTTACTGGTTTAGTAGCTATCTTAACAGATGCTTCTACCATCTCAGTTACTTTATCTGCTCTGTTAGCTTTCAACTTAGCTACGCATCTTCTAAAGAAGTCGTATGAAGCCATATAGTTGCTATCTAGTGAGCCATCAGCTACAAGACCATTACCCATAGTAGCTAAGCTAGTAGCTGCGAATGGATATACTACGTTAGTTGTAGCTAGCATATCTCTTTGAAGTAGGTCTTCATAAGTTCTACCAGCAAGATCTCCTAGCTCTTGTTTGATATCTATGCTCTTACGAGTATCTGAGAATAGGTCGATCTCATCTGTATACTCCTCCATGTGTCCATATCTAGACATTGTAGTTTCTAGAGCTACTATATGGTTCTCTACTAGGTTCTGTCTACCAGCACCTTCTGGTAGTCCTGCTGCTGTAAGACCAGCTGTAACATCAGCTATATCTCTACCAGTCAAGAAACCTTTAGCTAGGAAGTCTGGAGTACCTAGTTGTCTGTCATAGATGTTTTGCTTTCTGAAAGTCTTAAATGTCTTACCATTTCTTTGAGGTAGTGTGAACTTCTTAGAAGCGAATTGTCTATAGATCCTTTGATCATTAGCTGCCATAATACCTACACGATCTGAAGCGTGAAGTGTAAGGTTAGCACCATAAGTTGAAGTAGTACCGTTATTATATTGACTATTTGCCATTGTAATATCCTTAGTTTAGTGTTTCTAAATACTTAGCAAACTCTTCATCAGACATATTATAGATATAGTCTTGGGCATTGTCTGGGTTACTTATAGCTGTTCTAGCTACGTTTCCTTGATTAGGAATACTTGCCTTAGCTCTATTAGCTTCTCTAGTAATATTGTCTTGATTAGCTTGCTGTTGTTGATTAGAAGCTAGTGATTGCTGTTCTTGGTTAAACTCTCTAGCTGCATAAGAGTAATACTCTAGGATAGGTCTAGTAAATCCATCTCTTAATGCTATGCTATTAGCTTTCTGCATTATAGGTTGATAGATACCATTCTTAATATCAGATTGTAGATCTTCTAATGCACTAGGAGAAGCTTTGATGAACTCTTTAGATTGTTCATCTAGGTTCTGAACAACTGCTAGAGTTTGTTGAAACTCTGGCTCTTTGCCTATTCTAGCTACAACTTCATCCATTTCCTGCTTAGCATAATCTGGTCTATACTCTGTAGGAGTATAAGCCTTCTTATCCTCTTCAGGTGTCAGAGTATCATCTAGATCCATAACATCTATATTCTGAGACTTGATAAGACTCTTTAGAGCTTCCTTATTGCCTTTCATAATGTCGATGAATAGGTTAGTATCCTCTGGCTTAATACCATTGTTCTTAAGAGCTTCTATAGCTGGTAAGAACTCTTTAAATTGTTGAGTCTTCTTAGTATAGTCAATACCCTTGCTAGCTAGATTCTTTAGCTCATTTAGAGTTAAAGTGTAATCCTGCTTAGCTGCTCGTATTGTAAATACATCAGAAGTTTCTGTTTTCTTATCTTCTGTAGAGTCCTGTGAAGGTTGTTCTACGTTATTGATTTCTGTATCTGGTTGAGTATCAGAGCCAGTTTGCTCTTCAGTTGAAGCTGACTCATTAGATGAATTATCTTGCTCGGTTTGTTGCTTGCTTTCTGGCTCTGACACTTGTTCATTATTAGTTGCTGACTCTTCTTCAGGAGAAACATCGTCAGCTTCAACTGCACTGTTATCTTCGAGGATTGAGTCTAACTTAGAGTTAAACTCTTCATCTGACATATTGAACAATTCTTCTTCAGTATATGCCATCTTACTTCTCCTCTTCAGCTAATAGATCACTACCTGCCATATTCACTATAGTATTGAAGTAATCTCTTAGGATATTAGCTCCTAGTATCTCTTCTAGTAATAGTGATCTATTGACACCAGGTTTAGACATCATCATAGCTGCACTATGGACTTTCTCTGTAAGAAACCCATCTAGAATAACCTTCTTAAAGTCTGGGTTCTTATAGAGCCTATCTAGAGCTTGATATAGCTCAACGTAGTAAGAGTTGCTAGTAGTTAGCATCTCTTCTTTCTCTAGTTTGTCAAATAACTCTTCGTTCATCTATTTCTCCTTATATGATTGAGTTCGGCTTAAGTATATCATAAGTTTTAGAGATATTGTCCCTTAGTCCCTTGTAGAAGCTTTAACATCTCTTTACTTAGCTCAAAGTTTCTAGCTTTCTCATTCTCTGTAGCTTGGATCTTATTCTTAGTCTGATCATATTGCTGAACATAGTCTAGATCCTGCTTATCAGTTCTGCTAGCTATATTAGCAGCTTTAGCTTTCTCACTCTCTGTCTTAGCTTCTTTTAGAGCCATATCAGCTTGGTTCTCAACTGCTTTGCTTCTAGTTAATGCTGCTTCAGCTGCTAGGTTCTCAGCTTGTAACTGCATTAGTTGTTGTTGCAATGGATCTGGTTGAGGTTCTGGTTGCTCATAAGTGCTAATAGCCTTAGCTAGATCAGGTAATCTATATAGGCTAGCCATCTTAACTAATAGTTGTTTAGTTAGATCAAATGGTAAGCTTTGAGCTGTAGTCTGTAATATGAATGCCAATTCTTGAGCCTTAGCTTGATTGTCATCGCTTGTAGAGATATTTAGGTCTATATCTATGTTAGCACCTAGATCGTCTCTCTTAAGCCACAGAAACTCCTCATTTGTTATCCTAATCTGTGTCTCTTCATCTAAGAACTCAGCACTATATGCTAGCCACTTTCTGAGTAAAGGTTTAACTAGGTTCTCAGCTATGTTTCTAACTATGTTTAACCTTCTAGTAGAAGCACTGGTAAGAACTCCTTGAACACCTGTAGCTGTTCCACCTAGTGAGCTAGAGGTCATACCTTGATTGAAGCTCTTAACACCAGTTATGCTCTCAGCTTCATTAGATAGCATCTGAACCATATTAAAGATACTACCTGGTAGCTCATTGAAGTGTCCATCATAGAAGTCATTAGGAGTACCATTAAATTCAAAGTTCTCTCCCTTTAGAAACTTCTCTAGGTTTCTTCTATCTAGTGATCCTTTTCTAATACCTTTCTGAGCATTGTTGCTAAGAGCCATATTGTCTATGAAGCCTCTGTAGATAGCTGTCTTAACCTTCTGTATATCTCCTAGTAGCTCAGCATTGCTCTCTCCATACATTCTAAAAGGTACTGGCATAAATGGCACTACTAAGAATGGTAGAGCCTTATCTGGGAAAGGATTTTCTTCAAATCTAATGCAAACATCATCTACCCAAGTACATACTATAGGTTCAGTGATACCATCTCCATTAATGTCGTAGAAACCCCAGTATTCGTGAACTAAGAACTTCTTTCTAGACTTATCGTTAAACTCAAAGGTATTATCTGATTTACTATAGCTACCATAGCTCCCTATGTTACTACTCTTATTCTCTAGTAGCTCTAGGTTATCATACATATTAGCTTTCTTAAGGCTATTTAAATCACTCTCAAATCTATATACTATAAATTGACATTTATCCATATCATCTAAGCAGGTAGGATCTATGAATATATCTTCATTCCTACAAACTTGTGCCGTAGGATGATTTTTAATAGCCTTCCTTTGAGTTTCTATTCTAGGTATATCTATGGTCTCTGGGACACCTTTTAACGCTTCTTGAAGCTGTGAAGCTCTCTCTTGATCTCCATTAGCTATTAGCTCTTGCATAATAGACATAGCTTGAGTATATTGAGGATTAGGCTTCTTATCTATAACTCTAACCTTTACGTCCTTAGCTTCATACTCCCAACCTAATCTAATAACACAAGTACCCTCTACATCTAGAACTCTTAGAGCTTTAGCCATAAAGTTATACCTATTGAATTGTCGGCAGAATTGTGTATTTAGGAGTATCTCTATTCTAGGAGCTATCTCAGCATCTTCATAAGTTACAGGGTTAGCTTTAACTATATCTGGAGTAGATACAAAGGGATCTAATAGCTCAGCTTGTTGCCACTCTGATTGCTTCTTAATATCCCTAGAGATCATCTTAGATCTACCATCTACTTCGTTACCATATAGCTCTCCATTGTAGGTATTTCTCCACTCTCTGATCTTCTCCATAATTTGAGCCTTAGAGTTCTCAGCAGAGTTAAAGTCTTTCTTAAAATCACTAAGAGCTTGCTTCTTAGTTAGTTCATCTAGCATATTCTTCCTTTCTTAATATTGTAGGCTTCATCTAACCTATCTCTATTATAGTCTGATGTGATCTCTAACCTATTCTCAGACTCTTGTCTTAGTAAGTCTAATAGCTTATCTAGCATTAGCTTACTATTGAATACCCCTTCATAGGTAGCATCACAACCTACTAGAATACATCCTTCTGTATGCTTAGGATAGTTACCACTATGTATAAGGATATATCTATCTTTAGGTACATCATTATTCCATACTAATGGCAGAAATCTACCAAACTTAGGAGAATTATGCCAATCTATCCTATATATACCTTCTGGTATTCTACGATCTAATCCCCTAGATGTTGTATCTCCTCCAGCAGGCTCTAAGGTGTATCCTTTAAGGACTACCTCTGAACCTCTCTGTAAGTTAAATACTCCTAATGTTCCATCTTCTATATTCATAAACCTAGTAATCGTCATCTTCATCAGTAACCCTTTGAACTGTTATTTCCACCAAAGCGAGTTACTACTATATCCCTAACGAATACTAATACCTCGCTACCAAACCAAGCTCCTACACCACAGAAAGCATAGCTAAATCTTTCGTCTTGGAAGAAGTGATAGGACATCTCATATACTATATATGCACTAAACACTCCATCCAAGATCCTCTTAAATAATGCTTTACACCCTGTGTTATTATGATTGATAAATGATGTTACACTACCACATATACCTATCAAAACTACATAGAACAGATAATGTATTTCTCCCATACGCTATGCCTTAAATAGTGTTAATACCCTCGCAGGACTAAGTATGGCATTGATTATTCCCTGAGTAATTGACCAAAGAGTCATTGCTACTTCCCTGTTTGCAATATTCGCATTAAAAGCCCCATAGGACCAATATGCTATCCCTAGTATGACTATTGCCACACAACTCAATATACTCACTTTCTTAAACGTAAATCTCTTCTTATTTGCTTGCATTCTTATCTCCTTCCTTACTGCACTTATACAGAAGATCCTCAACTGTAGAAAAATACTCCATTAGCTCCTTAAAAGACTCAGCAGTATCTACATACTCTGGCTTCTCTGGCATAGTATCTATGCACTTAACAGGTGTATAAACTTTTTGGTATTCGACTTTAGTGAGGTAAGCTGGTGCAGATTTCTCTGCACAGCCTAGTAGAAAGAGGCTACTTATCAATAGGCTTAGCAGCTTCATGGATAATAGCCTTATATGTTTCTAGCTCTGTATCAGCTTTCTTAATGTTCTTGTACTTCCTTGCAACTTTAGCTTTAGTAGTCTCGATCTTCTCAGGAGATACTTTAGAAGCCTCTATGGCTTTATTCTGATCCTTGAGAGTATCTTGACATACCTGCAACTCCATTTCTCTGTTAGCTTTCTCAAGCTGTAGTGTTTGTATAGCTTGTTGAGCTTCCTTGTTCATCTCCTCTAGCTGTCCTATACTATTACTCATACAGATATAGACAATAGTGCTACCAACAACTAGGGTAACTAATAGCAGTCCTAAGAACTTACTATCAGTAAATGACGACAATACTAGGCTAAGTAGATTCATTAGTATCCTTTAGAATGGTATTTAACTATGTGATATAGTCGAACGCTAGTATACAATAAGAATACATCTAATTTAGATACTTCTAATTCAACTAACATCTCTTTAAAGACCCTATCAGCATCTAAGAAGCTAATCTTATCCTCTATAGCTAGATCTGTAAGATAGTCGTGAACTATGGCTGCACTAAGGTATTCTGCCTTATTAGGTGGATATATACTCCAGAATATTCTAGGTACACTAGCACCATCTGTTATAAAGCCTTTAGGTATAAGAATATCCTTATACCTGTAGTCTTCTACTAATCTAAACTGATATTTACCTAGAGGCTTTAGAGTAGGTCTGTCAATCAAAACTTTCTCCTAGTTCTAACTACATCATTAAACTCATCATCATCAATGTACCAGAAAGGTTTTTCTCCATTGTCATAGTACATCTTTCCAAAATCATCAGGGTGTGTAGCTAAGTGAGCTACTACCCTATAGATATTGAACATATTAGACTTATCCCATTGATCACACTTTCTAGCTCTGAGAAAGATAACTAAGGGACAACATAGTAATCCTAACAGAAAGGCTAATAGAGCCACAATAAGGTAGCTCATAGCTCAAATCTCCTCTAGGATAGGTAATTCATCAAGAATTTCTTTAAAGCTCTTAGGAAGCTTCCTACGACCTTCTGTGATGTCTTTTAGGATAGCATATCCTTTTGACCACACTTCCGATCTCCATTTACCAAACTTCTCTCCTTCAGCTCTAAAAGGATTATCAAATCCTGCATAAGAGCAAGCTGATAGGATATTGTCATAGCCTTTAGCTATAGCTTTCTCGTCTAGTAAGTCTTGTATCCTCTTCTTAACTAAGAGTAGTATCTCTGTATCAGACATATCAACTACAGCATAGCTAACCTTGTAGCTATCTTCATCTATATCTACACGTCTAGAGATAGTTTCAAAATCTCCTAGAGCTACTTGAGGTATCTCTCCTTGTTCTACAGGGATATAACCTTTAGCTTTCAACTCTTCTTTACTAAGCTTATCTGGGTAAGATATGCTAACCTCTGTTTGGATAGTAGATACATTCTCTACTACCTTGTCATTTACGTTATATAACTCCATAGTTATCTCCTTACTTGATTTGAAACTTGAATTGTGAAAGAGCTATATAGATATTGTTAAAGATATACTCTTTAGCTTTTCTATACAGTTCATCGTAGTTTGCATAGTTAGTAGTTAATCCTGACGGATCATAGTAACTAACTGGACTTCTAAGATTATCATACGGAAACTCAAACATAAGACCTACTTGAACATAAGGTATTCTACCTGGATTTGTAGGAGTATTTATAAATATACTTGGATAATTTGTAGTAACTACCCAATCAAGATATTTCTCAGGTAATGTAGTTACACTAGCATAAGCTTCTTTAGGGTAGATATACCTATAGTTCTTATACTGCCTCATCCAGTCATCTTCTAATACCAACTCTTGAGACGAATTGTAAGGTATCTTCCTACTTTCATTATAGATACCTACAGGAGCATCTGCAACAGACAATACTATCTTGCAAGGTATTTCTAAATATATACCTTGACCACCTTGTTTAAAGCCATAATCATCTTTAACTCTAGGCATAGTAATTTTAACACCGCCTATAGCAGAGTCTTTAGCTAGATATACATCAACCCAATCCCATAGCTTATTCCTATTATTCTCCGAAGGAACTCTACCTTTTTTACTATGATTAAACTTTATCTTGTAGTAAAGGGCATCTTTCAGATCAAATGTGTGATCCACAGTAGTAAAAGGATACTCCATACTCGATAGTAGAGGATTTATCCCATCTTTACTCTTTTTCTCTACCTTAAATGCTAAGGTAAATACAGTATTACTAGGAAGATATTTCAACCTTCTCCAGTAGTATTCAGAAGCAGGTGTTAGATACCTAGATATACTTGTCAAGAACAATAAGCTATTGTGTTTATCCATAGGATTAGCCAAAGCAGAATATTTATTAGACATATCTTCTAGCGTATAAGGATATCTACTTATAGTATTTTCTGAGTTAAAAGATACATTACTAAACCAACTTAAAGGATAATAATGGATATTTGCTGAACTCTTCCAAGTCTCTTCAAAATCATTATAGTACATCTGTGCAGTACCATTATATATCTCGTATATTTTACTACGAGTAGTAGTAAATCTAAATGAGAATGTATGCACTTCTGTATCTCCAACTCTATTTTTAAAGTTAGAAGCAAATACGCTTAGATAGTCTTTGAAGTACACTTTCAGTGAGTTGTACTTATCAGCTGGGATTACATCTCTAACCTGCTGATGCATAGTCATATCTGTCTCTACATAGAAATCCTTATAGGTATCAAAAGCTTCTACACCGCCTGCTAGATACTTATCTAAGGTACTCTTATACATAATATAAGAGTGTTGTTTATCAGTAGATACACTAGCCATCATACCAAAAGGTTTCATACCATCTGTTACTGTATATTCTTTATCCTTAGCTAAAGCAGACCCTACGAACATTAGGTTAGTCATAGTAGTATCGCCATTAGTTATAACAGAACATTTCTTAACACTTAATACTCCGGAAGGACTATTGAACTTATAAGGTAAGAATAAGACTCCATTCTTATCAGTAATAGTAGCTATGTTCTTATCTTCTAGGTATGTATCAGAAAGAACTAAGGCATCTAACATAGCATTCTTATCCCAGCCTATCACAAATGAAGTTGTTGGATGTTCAGACATAGGATCATAGAACACAGGGTAAAGCTGCATAGTATTTGTTTGCATATCATTTGAAGTATATGGAGGATAATAAGGTTTCTTGTAAGTATAGCTTCTAAACTCAGCTACCTTTCTAGAACTGCATAGGTTCTCAAATTGCTCTACACTTACATACTGAGAATATAAAGGATTAGCTCTGTGCATTAGCATATTATCGCAAGCTTCATTGATATATAGAGGATACCACTCTTGGTATAGAGTTCTACGTACTCCTGTACCCCACTCTATCTCTAACTCTTTAAGGATATTCTCAGCATCCTTTGAAGTACCATAAAATCTTGGTAAGTCTATAGTAAAGCCTACAAATGGTTTAGTCTGACCATTAGGTAGATTGATAACAGTAGTATCTTTAACTCTAAATAGTACATTACCAAGAGTCTTCTCCATATCTATCTTAATAAATTCAGGTGTATATACACCAGAACTATTAGTTGTTTGTCCTATAACTAATGATGTATCAGTAGGGGTACTATTCATAGTAGTTATGTCATTGCACTTATCGCTAGGTAAGAAGCCTATACCACCAGCTCTTAAAGATACTGAAGGATCAGCTAACTTCTGTATATAAGTAATAGGTGTTCTATTAGTTATATAAGAAACTATGTTTCTAGCTTCGTGAGAGACATTGTATGTGAAGTAAAGAACTTCTCCCTTATACTTCAAAGCTAATGTGAATTGTCTTCTACCAGCCCATATCTCAGATAATCGTTGATTACCTTGTCTAAATTGGACATATATCTTAGGCTTAATCCTACTCGTCATTAGATTTACAGCTGTATTAAGATTTTCAACTGTATGATCTGCTAAATGCTCTAGCTTAGTCTGAATAAAGTTATTTACTCCTCTATATATAGGAAAGCTAACTATCGCCTTACCTTTAGCAATATCTTCAGCAGTAAGGATATACTCTTTCTTAATAGTAGGATCATTACCTAAAGTAATAGTAATCTTATCTCCTGCAACATACTTCTGTTTTAGCGTATAAGTTAATTCTACATCCTTCATACCTGCAACGATAGGTAGATTAGAATAATCCTTCTTGTAACCTATTTCTAGTTCAGTTGTCTTCATAGGAGTACCATCTGAGTATGTATATCTGTACTTGATCTTAGTTACATTCGGGATTAATGGCTTACTAGGTTTAAATGAGTACTTACCTTCACTGTCCGAAGTAGTTGTAGCTAACACTTCTCCAGTTTCAGAGAGCATTTCTACCTTAGTATTAGGCTTTGTAGTACCATTGTAAGTAATCTCTGGAGGATCGATAATATCTAGCTCTCCTTGAGGGTTCTCATACATAATGATATCTTTAGTTACAGAACCTTGAGGGAATATCTCTCCCCTTATAGTATCTCTAATAACTAAGCAAGGTAATTTCTCCTTGCTAGTTACTTTTAACATAGAGCTATTCATAACTATACCCTACCTATGTATATCTTATTATCTAGAGGATTGAGAACATAGGCAAATACTTCCATATCTCCTAGATCTGTTGGTACTCCCTCTCTCCAAACAAACATATTTCCCCAACTCTTAATAAACTCAGCTCCTTTAACTATGATAGTACCTTCAAACCACATATTATCTCTACGATACTGAGTTGGTATATTATTAGTAGCTATTACGAAAGTCTCTATTTGCCTAGTTAGAGTAACTACGAAGTTTCTATATGTACCTAGAGTAGAGATAATACCATCATCGTTATACTCTTGATACTTATCTGCATTAGGTAAGATACCTAGCTTATACATAGAGTTTTTAAGGATAGTCTCTTTAATAACAGGTTCAGAGGGCTTAGTATTGTCTATAAGATTATTAGTAATAGTGCTAACTGAAGCTGGTAGGATACTATCTGGTAGCTTACCATCAGCACCTAAGAAAGCTATATACTTCTTAAATAGGTTAGCTGTAGCTTCATTACCTATGCTATATGACCCATTAGCTTGTTTCTCTAAATATAGAGAAGGACATACATTATTAGCAAAGTGTTTAAGAACATTCTCTACACCTATAGTTCTAACCTTACTATGTACATAAGTATCTTCAGGTTGTCCTTTACCATTTATATAATGTTCTTCAGTCTCGATATCGCTTGGTCTACCTTCTTTAGCATACTTTACACTTCTATAAACCATTAGAGAGTATTCTGGAGGTAAGTTCTTAGTAACTGTATTCTCTTTATCTACAAATATCTTTGTAGGTGTTAATGGGGTATCAGAGTCTTTTCCCTCAGCATTAAGATCTAGGATATCAAGGTTCTGTATCATAGCATCTCCGTGTCTATTAACACCACATACAAACTCATAAGAACCACCATTAATAGCGTTCTTGAACATATTTCCAGTAGCTTCTGCTCCATATAGATTGTAGAGTTTTAGAAAATACTGGAATGGTTTAGAGCCATCATTTTCTGTCAGTAAATTTCCAATATGAGGATCAGACCCTGTTAAATGTTCTACTAATAGTCGTACGAGTACGCTACCAGCATCTGGATGATCTGGGTCAGCTACACCGTTTAAGATATTGATAATAGTCTCTTTACTAACAGGAGCTGGTGTTCCACCTGTAGTAGGTATTTCAGCTATCTTAGCATCTACATACTTCTTAATAAGCTTGACTAGCTCATCCTTGAGTGCTACTTGATCTATGGTTTTACCAGCTAATTCAGCCTTCTGAAGCTCTTTATACTTCTCAAATAAGGCTTTAATTACCTTATCTACCTCTTCATTACCATTAGGTATCTCCCACTTAGAGAATAGCTCTGTGAAATTAACTTCTGTATTACCAGCAGGTGTTCTAAGGTAGAAATACTCTGTAGCTACTTTAGGATTAGTTAAAGTATCTCCTGCTAGTAATCTAGCCCAGATGATCACACCATTAGCTAAATCCATAAAGATAGCTCTATGATCGTTCTTGCTATCCTTCTTAGTCCTAGCTCTTAGATCAGTTAGTATCTTATTAGTCTGTGTAGTCCTATAAGTATCTAACTCACTCTTCTTACTATCCCATATAGCTTTAGTAATCTCCCCTTCAGGGAGAATTACTTGCTTATCTTTAGCTGTATATACTTGATATTTGATCATATCTCTGCTCCATTACCTTCATCTTCGTGAGGTGTAGGTGTAGGTGTAGCTCCTCCACCTTGACCAGTAACATTAGCTACTATATCCGCTTTAATATCTCCATTAATCGTAGCTGTAGTGTTCTTAGTTTCAGTTATAGTATTAGTTGCTGTAGCTTTCACATCCTTAGTAACGTTTGTAGTCTCAGTATTAGTTGTAGTTATAGAATTAACTATCTGATGACCTATGTAAGTCTCTTTGATATGGAGCATTTCAGCTTTGATAGCTTCTAGCTCTTTATCTTTCTCTGTCTTAAGAGCCAATAACTTCTCACTAAAGCTATTTGCCATTTCAATAAGCTTAGTATTCACATCTAGCTTAAAGTTAGACATATCCACCTGCATTTTCATTAGAGTATTCTCTAGTGGCAATAGAGCGTGAGCTATCTGTCCTAGCATATCGTTAGCTTTGTCTTCGATAGCTTTATTAGCTTGAGCTATGGTATTCTCTAGATCACTCTTGAACTCAGCTATCTTATTAGGTAGGTCTTTATAAACCTCAATAGCCTTAGTAACATCTGCCATATTGGCTACGATAACTTTTAGGTCATCTTTCATCTCTAGTAATGACTTATAAGTCTCTAGGTTAGCTGTAAAGACTTCTAGTATTTTTATACCTCTAGCAACTATCTCAATAGCTAATAGATGCTTATACACAATATCTATGTTAGATATATCTGCATATACACCTTTAATTTGATCTAGATTGTTATATAGTGTTCTGAATATCTCTTCATCTTCACTACAATTTACAAATGATTCTCTAAAGGCATAGATAACATCTAATACCTCTTTCTTGTTCTTAATCTCTGTAAGTAGTGGTATTTGATCTAGAGTATCCTTTAGTACCTGTAGATTATCCTTTAGAGTTACCATAGTATCTTTCATAGTAGCTAAGGTATCTATGTTATCAACTGAGTTTGATACCTTCTCAATGACATTTACTTTAGCTAAGACATTATCTATGCTAGTCATAGCTCCTGCTACTGTATCTATACTATTGATACTATTATTAACTCTTAGTATCTCAGTTAAGTGATTAGTGAAATTAGTAAGCTCTGTAGGTATCTCATATTTCACAACTTTGATCTCAGGTGTATTTGAACCTGTTCCTGTTCCCATAGGGGCTAATGCTGAACCACCAGGAGTACCTGGTAAACCTATAGCTGGCATTATTAGTAAAATCCTTTCTTAGTTTCTAGTGTAGATAGCATATCTTGATCTAATGCCCAAGAATGCTGTTTGGCTTCTTCTAGTTCTCTAACATAGTTATTAACTATAGGTCCTTCTAGTTGCTTGAACCCATCTATGCTTCTGACAACCTTTAAAGCAACTAAAGCATATAGTAATCTAAGCAGTTGGTTTGGTAAAGGAAACTCTGTAGATCCTACATTATCTGTTGTGGAGACTAATTCAGGAGCTATTTTCCTATACTTAACATATAGAATATCTCCCTCTTTATTGCTTGGTAAGTATATGGTCTTAGGATCGATTAGAAAGGCATTCTTAGCGTTTAAGACATACTCTCTCTGCTTACTATCAGTAACATCTAGTATCTCTAAGACTTCTTCACTTTGAACTGATCTTATCATACTATCTCCTTAAACCATAATCAGCAACTATTGTATCTAAAACTTCGTTAGGCTTATCCTTAGCCTTCTCAGCTTCTCTGATACTCTTAGTAGTAGCTAGTATGACATTGCTATCCTTAGCTAGTCTCTTAATAGCTACACCATTCACATCATACGTAAAGTTATCATCTGTATTAAGCTCTAAGCTAAATACTCTGCTATCACTTGGTACTGCTATGATAGCTTGATCTGTACCTAAGTTAAACTCTGCATATATCTCATTGAGAGCTTGATTAACTACAGGTATCAGTCCTTCACTGCTCATAGGCTTACCAGCATAAGCTGAGATATTAACCATTAGATGATCTTGTATATCACTCAACACTTTGTCTATCTGCATTCATATCCTTTCAAAAGATTGTATTTGATCCATATTTGCTAAGAGTATCATAATCCTCATAGAAAAGCTGTTCATCAGCATCTAATGATCTAGCTGCTTCACTAGGAGCATATATGTCCATCATCTGTAGCATAGAGATAGTATCTAACACATCATCGTGTCTACTCTTAAAACCCATTTTAGAAGCCTTAGAAGCCTCGTCAATGAACTCTTTACCCCAAGTCATATCCTTCATCCTATTAGCTACCCAAACGTTTCCTTGCTTGAAATTAGGCACAAATAACAAGAACCTAGAGAACTTATCTCCTACAGGTCTAATACCTTCTCTACCACCATTATTTGAGCTAGCTAAATTGAAGTAGATATTCTTCTTAACCATTTCGTCTCTGATCCAGCTAATGAACCCTGCTTGCTGTCCTGTAGCTTCTATACCTACACTCAGAGGACTATACTTCTGACATAGCCTAAATAGCTCTTTAATGAACTTATTAACCTCTACCTTATCACAGAAGCCATCTACTGCCATATACTGCTTCTGACTATTTATAGCCCATACTGTGATCACACTGTAATCACTACTATCCTTTACAGTAGTAGCCAAATCCGTAGTTATGTAGAAGTTGTAGCTAAACTTGTTCTTAAACACTTCTTTCTCGTCAAACCACTTAGTATCATCATCATTTAGTAGCTTATCCTCGTCAGAAGTAACCCTTAGCATAAGCTCTTGATTGAAGTTCTCTGGTCTTTTCATAGCTTCAGCTTCTTGATACTCCCTTAATACATATTCATAAGGAAATCTATCTTCCCAGCTACCCTTAAACTCCTCTTTAGTGCAAGGGAACTTCTCGCATACTGGTATAGCTGTAACCTTCCAGCTACCACTCTCAATAGCCTTATACAATGGATCTTTAGCGTTAAATGGAGTTCCTACCCATACTATCTTCTGATTAGTAGGATGTAGAGCTTTAGATACAGCTTTATAAACTATGTCCTCTATGTTCTTGATAGTAGTTTCACTCCTAGCATCCTCATCGCTCATAATGTCATCTAGAAAGGCTACATTAGGTCTTTGACCAAGCTCTCTAGTACCCCTCACTCCAGTACCTACACCATATCCTCTAACTACTAGCCTATCTCCAGCTACATTCTGAAACTCTAGCCTTATATCTGTAAACTTTCTACCACCAGCATTATCGTCCCAATTCTCTTCTCCCACACTACCACCATTCTCAACACCTAATCTAAGGCTCTTATTTGGTATCAATTTCTGTAGGAAAGGACTATTGTCATACTTGAACTGGATATTCTTCCTAAGGGTCTTTACACCATTAACTATGCTGTCAGATACATACATAATAAACGATACTTTACCAAAACCTGGTATCTTACCAAATGCAGCAGCATACAGAATAATATACTCAATAAGACTACTCTTAGCAGCACCACGATGACATACAAGTATATCTCTAGGTGTCTTATTCAGAATGGTATCTAGCATCCTAAGATGAACTAGAGGAGTAGTATTCTCCTCCATACCATTATTTACCTCTTTAATAAAGTTCACGATAGTTAAAGCTTCTTTACTAGGTACATAGTCCTTGAAGCTATAATCTACCTCATTCAGATACTGATCCATAGACTTTGCCATCATCATTTCCCCATCTTATTTGTTTTAGAGTAACTATATCATCTTTAGCTCCTTTAGGTATTACCAAGAAAGGATTGACATCATATACTCCTCGATTACCTTTGATTATACAACCTTTCTTCATAAATCCTATTATCCTATTAGCTATTGTTTCTGATACGTTATACGTCTTAGCTATCTCTTTATATATAATGTTAAGTTTAAAGTCCTGCTTAACCACATTAGTTAATAGATCCATAACTATGTACCATTGCTCTATGCTCTTGCATAACAGTGCAGTTTCTATTAGCTCCTGCATATATACTAAGTTATATCCCTTAGCCTTCATATTCTTCTTACGAAGTATAAACTCATCTTGAGCAATCATCTCATTAGTTTCAGCATCAAACCTCGATACTAACGTGTGTTTCTCTACTTGTACTGACATTTGTTTCTCCTTTTCTCTACAAGTTATATTAGTCTTATCTTGCAATTATACCATATTAGTCTCCAAATGCAAATATAACCTCTCTTATTAGTCTCCACATGCAAATAGCAAACTACCTCTAAGTTAGCTATCTCTACACATTTACGAGTATTTTTGCAGTTCTTGTTCTATATATAGTAATAAGAGAAGTAATAGATTTCAAATTAGAAGCTAATGGGAGATATGCAGAGATGCTTCGCATCTCGCAGGGGAAAGTATCAGATAGCTTCATAGAAGCTAATAGAAGCTCATAAAGCAACGATCTCATTCTCAGAAGCTAATTATACCTTTTCTCCCTAATTGCTCTCAGAGAGGCTCTAAATGACTTCTAACCTATAAGTTTGTCTGACACTTAAACTAAGGAGATATGTTTGCAGACACTGATGAACTTCACTGAAGCTAATGGTAGCTATGGGGTACTATGTCTCCTAACGTTACTCCCTAGTTTCAGTGTCTGGTTCTAGGTCTCCCTCAGTGTCAGATAAAGACTCTTCAACTATGTCAGCTTCAACGATCTTAGCATTTGCTATCTGCTTAATATCTCCACCATTCATAATTAAAGCTCTCTGCTGTTCAACTAATTGTGCCATAGCTCTCTCATAGGTGCTAACGATACTATCCCTAGTATCAGTTCCATTACCCACCTTAACGTTAATATCTATCCCTTCAGGTGGCTTAAGATGTACTAATAACCTATCAGCAGCACTGATCCTATCCTTGCTCAGCTTAGCTGTTCTCATTTCTTCAGCTAAGGTCTCAACAGCAGCATAACGATACCCTTGATACATCAGATACAGAGGTATCTCACTCTGTGCCAATATCTTAGAAACTAAAGGTGTCTTTCTATACCTCTGAGCAGCATAATCGATATTCTTATACTCCTTACTACCTACAGGACAATCTCTATTATTCTTAACAAAGTCCCTATGAGCAAATGCTGCCTGATAAGCATCCTTAATTCTACCCCTATAAGCCTCAAGATAGCTACAGAACCTAATGGCATTAATGTAATCCTCTAGTGTAACCTTATAGCTACTATCCAGATCATCTAATACATTCTTATAAGTGATAACCGTATCTACAAACTTAGCACCATCATAGATAGGATCATCTATGCTCTCATTAACTAGCTTAACAACTTCATCAGTAACAGTTAATTTTCTCTTCTGTCTCTTACCCTTGCTATTAGTCCTAAACCACTCAGCAACAGTATCAGCATCCACGTGTGCAATATTGCCTACCTTATTCAGACAATCTCCTAATCTAGGTTTTACCTTATCTTCCATAAGCTCTCCTTAAGATATCAAATTACCTTACATTATACACAAATCCTAAACCTTACTCTAAACCTAACTTCTCCCTTTACTTCTATCTGTTACTGAGGGCAGACACAGATGCCAGACACTTGAGCTAAGGAGAAACATCAACCCATAGCTAAACCATAGTTTCTCTACCATTGAAACTAATGGTAACTATGTCCTCAACTATATCTCCAGCTATGACCTAGCTATGAACTAAACGTTACCCATTAGTTCAAGTATCAGCCAACAGTAACAGAGAGCAGTAACAGTCATCAGTATCTGTCATCTGTCTCTTTTCTCTGATCAGTAGCTATGCCCTCTAGCTAGCATATCAGACAAACCATATCTCAGAGTAACAGATAGCAGTAACAGAGCAAAGAAACAGAAAACCTAACAGAGGGCTTGGCTAAAGCCAAGAGCCTACAGGGCAGACACTTTATCAGAAACAGAGCCAGAAACAGAGCCAGAAACAAGAGCAAAAAACATTAGGGAGAAATCATAAATTTGTTCGGTGGCAGTACTTACTAGACCAGTGTTAATTTCTCAGAATACCCCCCGGTATGTCTGAGGAACATTCTGTAAAAGAATGCTTTAGAGTGGGGAAAGTGAAAATATTTCTATAAGGAGAAACAAATGGAATGGATCATTTGTGGTTTGATCTTTGTAGTGCTAGCTAAGAAAGGCTTAGCAGCACAAGGTAAAAGAGTTGATGTAAAAGGTGCAGCATCACAAATTGCTGCCAATGTTACTCTAGAAGTTGCTGAGCTTCTAGAAGTAGAAGTACAAGATATCAGCAAAGGTAAGAGAGCATAAGCTCTCTTATCCTATTTCTTTTTCTTTTTCTCTCTCTCTACTCTCAAATGGACGTATAACCTTACACTGACAGATAGACCAATGAGGAAAGTGAAATTAAATCTTAATCTTAAAGGAGTCAGAAATGGCATCAGTAGTTATTCTTCAAATGAACGGAGATAAAGTTGAAAAGAGTTTGAACTATTTACCACAGGGTAAACCGTTCTATAACATTGTCTCAAAGGGAGACAAACAAGTTAAATGTGCTACTGCTGAAGAAGCTTTAGCTTGGCTTAACCAACACAAGGAAGACGAGAAAACCTATTATGTGAAAGTTCCTTCTAGCTTTCATAGCGTAGGTATCGAGTCTTTAAGGATAGCGTAAGCTATCCTTTTTCTTTTTCTTACATCAGTTTTTTCTTGACACGATCTTGACGTGAGATAGACAGACCTACGCAGTTGTCTGCACAGCAAACCGATCTTCAGATAGACACACAGTTTCTTACTCTGTTACTGTCATCAGTCTCTGTCTCTGTATCTGTTGTCTGTTACTGTCATCAGTATCAGATTAACCTTACCTAAAACTATGGAGGTAGTAAATGGTAGATATACGTATGGAGATAGAGGCTCATTATGAGCCTCTATTAGCTGAGATACATAAACGTGTATCTCAGTGGCTTATAGATTATAAGTCTGGCTTGTGGGGTAAAACCTATGAGTCTAAAGACTTACGTCTTAATAAAGTTGAAGCTGCACTAGATGATATCCCTTTGTGGGTATTAGTTAGTGTAGCTTCTAACCAACAAGAAACATTGCAGACTTGTTCTGCAAGGTTAAGTTCATTCTTAGAGGATGAAACATTGTTAGCCATCAAGACTGGTGCTGAGATACTTAGTATCTGTGATGGCTTAGGATTTAGTATTGAGAGACCTATCTATGGCGAGGGTAACACATTTATGGTTACCTGCAAACTAGATAGGCTCTCAGAGGTTCTAGCACTTCAGGCATTAGAGTTTTATCCTATGCCTGAACTAGCTATACCTAGCTATAGCAAGGATGCTAGCAGGGTTCTCTTAGGTCATAGGGAGAACAGACATAACAATGGAGTGAATATGTCTGTGTTAGCTATCCTTAGCACAGTTGGCTATAAGCTTACACCTATAGCTGCTATGACTGAGGATAAGCCTGAAGGTGTCAGAGACACTGACTGGGATAACTATCTCGAACAATGTGAGATAGTCAAGGCAGAGTTAGCTAATAAGCCTTTCTACTTTAAGTGGGCTTATGACAAACGTGGTAGGGTATATAGCAAAGGATATCACATAAATATCCAAGCTAACGAATACCACAAAGCTTGCCTTAGCTTCTCTAAATCAGTTGATCTTACAGATCGTGGTTGGTATTGGCTAAAGGTAGATATAGCCAATGCCTTTGGTCTAGATAAGCTAACGTGGGATAAGAGGGTAGCCTATGTTGATGAACATATCACTGATATGCTAGCAGACATAGATGGCTGGAGTGCTAAGGCTGATGATCAGCTACTAGCTAAGTCAGCATTACTAGCATACAAGGAGTCTCTAGTTACTGGTAAGTCTAACCATATAGTTAGGCTAGATGCAACGACATCTGGACCTCAACTGATGTCAGTTATGTCTAGAGATATAGCTGGTATGGAGAGGTTCAATGTCATAGGTAACAGTGCTAGAAGGGATTTCTACACTGAGGTAGCTACAACTATCTATGACCAAACTAGAGCTAGTAAGCTATGGGGTAGTAATCCTGATTTCAAGAAGATCAGAAAGGACATTAAGCGGAGCATAATGACATATTACTACAATAGCGAGGCTAACCCTAAGGCTTACTTCGGAGAGGACTCTGAGGAGTTAAGAGTGTTCTACGACGTTATGGCTACATCAGCCAAAGGTGCAGTAGAACTAAAAGGTTACATCAACTCTCTATGGTCAGATACTAAACTATACAATGCTTGGTATTTACCAGATGGACACTATGCTTATTGTCCTGTAATGGTACAGGATAAGAAACGTATAGAGATCAAGGAGATGAAAGGTGGTACAGCTACTATGACAGTAGTATGTGATGTGAACAAACCTTCACACGAACCACACAGATCTCTTATGCCCTCTACAATACACAGCATTGATGCCCTAATGATGCGATGGGTAGTCGAGATACTAAATGATCAAGGTATACAAGTATCTCCTATCCACGATAGCTTCGGTGTGCATGCAGAGCATTGCGATGCACTCAGAGAAGCCTATCGTAAATGCTTAGCTAGGCTGTATAAAGAGGATATTCTCAATAATATCCTTAGACAGATACAACCTGATGCTGAGTTTGAGTTACCTGAGTATAGCGAAGAGGTATACCAAGCTATCAGAGGTAACACAGAGGGCTACTATATATGTTGATTGACCTCTAGGGTATTAGTAAATGCTAATGCCCTACGGGCAATCTTGTGGTAAATAGTTGAGCTGTAAGCTCTTGCACAATAACTAAACTAAATAAATAAAGGATCAGAAATGAAAACAAATGTATCAACAATCACTTATGAGAACTTCGGACAAAACGTAACTAGCAGATTAATCACTAGCATAGGCAACCTATGGGTTGCTCTAGCTAAAAACCCCTACGGTTCACATAATTTGGTTCTAGTAACTGTAGTAGATGGTGTATATACAGCCATCAGACATGGAAACAATGCTACTCTAGCTTGGGTAGCAAGCGAACCAGCCAAAGATAGTAAAGTTAAGAAAGCAGTTAAAAGATGCTTTCAGGCTATAGGGGTAAACCCATTAGCTAATAAGCCTGAAAATAAGCTTCAACAGCTAGTAGCTAGTAATAGAGCTAGCTATATAGCTAGACTAGAAGCTGAGAGAAAAGCTAGGGTATGCCTAGTACATAGTTGCGATGGAGAAGCTATTGCAGATTACTCTGAAGAAGAGTATTGAGATAGGGAGTAATCCCTATCTAATCTTATTTTTTTTACATTGAGGAGAATACTATGGGA